GAAGTTTTTAACTGTTAAATCTTCAACAGTGCTTTCTCCATTTAGTAAGAAACAGTCTTCGCTTTGATTATCAGTGGTCGGACGTATCTCAACATTACGCATGTCTTGTCCTTTTACTGTAACCCCTGCTGGAACTTCTAATGGAAATTGTTCTTCATAATCGCCAGCCGCAATAAGAACAGTATCTCCTGCTGTTGCTCGACTCAACGCATACTTAATTGTTGCAAGTCTACCTTGTGGTGCAGTACCTCTATTATTATTGTCACCGTTAACAGCAACATACCATATGTTACCTTGTGAAAGTGTAACTTCAATACCAGCAACTGTGATATTTTCTACACCAATATTATTTGTTACTGTAAAATCTTCTGTTTGTAAGTCAAAACGTTTAGTAGTAGTACCTACATTATAAGTTCCAGTAGCGTCTGGAATTAAATCACTGTCAATGTCTCCTAAGAATCTAACATTATCCTCATCACCATCGCCACCAATTAAAACATTTCCGTCAAATGTAATATTACCTGTTGCATGAATGTTACCATCAACGCCAACTGTTTGTCCTGCTGTAATAAGTTCGTTAGTACCTGCGCCTTGTGGAATAAAATCTACATCAGCATTTGTAGTGTGTGATCCGATGTAATTATTTTGTATGTCAACTGAAGATGTTTTAATACCGCCAACTACAACACCACTGCCAACTCCGCCAGCATGATTAATATTAATATTTCCTGATGGAACACTTACACCGTTTGGACCAAATGTAAAGTTACCAATGTTTAAATCATTAGTTACTGTTAAGTCTTGTCCAGTGCTTCTTGCTTTTAAAGTACCGTCAACTGTAAGATCCCTTGGCCTTGTTACTGTGTTAATACCAATCTTACCATCAGTATGACCTATGTACAGTAGGTCTGTTTCTACTGAAAGATCTGCTTCACGCTGTAGATTGGCCTTTAATAACGGACCTGATATTCTTCCAAGACTGCTCATAGTTAATACTCCTTAACTATATTTATTGGATTTACTTGTCGAAGTTATGTAGGACTGTTACGGCTTTGCCGTTTGGTACTGCTGAAAGGAATTTGATGTAATAACCGTCTGCATAAGGTGCATTTGGTCCTGCAAGGTTACCACTTGAACTTTGTTCTAATGTGTAGTTTGTTACGGATAACTGTAAAACGTTTTCTACAATTACTAATGCACTCTGTGCTGTTGCTGGTACTGGATAAGACGTGTCGTTAGCGTTAAGAGGCCCAAACACAGTTTCAGTACCGTCTCCTGTGCCTAAACTTTGTTGTGTAATTGGTGTTGGTTCTTTAAGTCTAATCTCTTTCCAAACACCATTATCATAAAATTCAACACTGTTGTTTGTAGTGTTAAATCTCATTTGACCTAATGCTGGATATGCTGGACGATCTGCGTCTGCACCTACTGGAACTTTCAAAGCACTTTTGGATCTGATATCAACAGTTTGATCAGTATTATAAAAAATACCAACACCTCTGTCGATTCCTCTATTATTAGTTGTTTGTGCTTTAAGAAATTTCATTACACTTCCAAGTAACTTACTGTTGCTGATAGATTATAAGGTGCTTGTCCTTCTAATATAATTCTATCACCAGCGGCTAATACCATCTTCTCTGTGTCAAACGTAAATGTGTCTGAACCTGCTACTCTTACTCTTTTTGCAATCTGTGTTTGAGCACCTACTGCAATTGATCCTGTGCCGCTTGGATTAGCAACTGCTGGAACAATGTATAAATCAAAAGTTGCATCGTTTGCTCCACTTAGGTCTTCTGCCGCTGTGTTACAAACCACTAAAGTTAAGATAGCATACTGAGTACTTGCTGGTACAGTAACTATTGCTTTTTGTGTATTGTCAATTAATATGTTTGCTAATGCCATGCTAATATTTATCCTTACAATAGATACCCAAACATAAGGGCTCTATTTCTACTAATTAATTCGTCTCGTTCGTTATTTGTATTTACGTAATATACGCCTGTATTGCCTGGGCCTTCTGACTTAGAATAAAGACTTACTCCGTCTGCTGGTGCTAACGGATCAACAGCAACATCATCAGTTCCTGGTGTTGTTGCAATATTTAAAACATCTTTAACTCTTACAGTACCTGTGCCTGGTGCTTCAAGTATTAAATCACCATTACTAACTGTTCCTGATATAGTTTGGTCTTTAATTCGTACATCATTTAATTCAATTCTGTCTGGAAAGAATGTTGATACAATGGAACTATCCATCATAAAGTCAACTCTACTTTGTCCGCTAATATCAGAAGCGTCTGTTGCTTCTACTTGCGTATTACCGTCTGCAATTTTTCTAATTGCTAAATCGTTTAGTGTTGCATCAATAACTTGATCAACATATAATTTATTTGTAAGTGCATGATCATCGTCATTGTTAATAATGCTGTTACTATATGTTACTGCTGAACCAACTATTTTAACTGTTTCACCATTTGTGTCAAGATATAAACTACTGCCGCCTGTTTGAATACTTGGCGCTCTAATTCCTAAGTTGTTTCCAACTGCATCTCTAAATACAAATGTACCAAACACTTCTGTTGCTGGTGCGTTTGGATTTACATGTTCAATTGTTTCGTCAATTAAAAATAATGCATCTTCTTTTGTACCTCTGTCAATTCTAATACCAGATGTTCCTTCACCTACTCCAGCACCTGTTTCGCCTTTGTTAAGTTCAATAATATTATCTGAAATTTCTAAATTTACAGTACTTACGTTTACAGTGTTACCTTCAATAACAAGGTCACCTGTAACTCTTGTTTCGCCAGCACCTGAGCCTGTGTCAAGACGTATAGTCCCACCACTTTGCGTTTTTACTGTATAATCACCATTTGGTACACTTACATATTTTGACATTACAATTCCTTAAAAGTATGTAGGGGATTTCTCCCCTACAACGTTTATTCTTTATGCGTTAGTGAAATCGTCATCATCAGTGCCGACTAATGTATCGTCGTCACCCGCTTCTTCAAACTGAACAGCACTGTCATTGTTTGCAGTACTAAAGTTCCAAGCAATTGATGTTCCGCTTAATGCATTTGAGCCTGTACCATCTGGTGCAATGATTGTTGCTTTACGTCCAGAAATTTTAGAAACTTGATAAGTTTCTGCGTCATCACCTTTTACAGTGATCGCCATTTCTGTACCAGTAAGTGCAGATGCTAATTTACCTGTTGTTAAGAAACGATCGTACTTCGTTCCTGGTGTACCGATAGCCGCTACACGAAACTTCTTAGATCCTAATTGCTTAACAATATAACCTTCAGTAACAGCAGAGCCGTTATGAAAGTCAACTTTGATTTCGTTGCCACCTGCTGTAGGTACTCCGAAAAACTTTTTATTAATTGGTCTTCCCATTTTGTTTTCTCCTATAAAGTAGTCCTATCCGGGTTCTATCCGGTACGCAGTTGGTATTCTGCATAAGTCCGCCTTGCGGCACACTATCTGACACAAGTATTTATCTAATAGACAGAACTGGAGAATATTTCGGCTTTGTTGCTATATTGATAAATTCACGTACAAAATCAAATTTTGTTGATAATAATTCAAATATTTCAATATCAAGATTTGTTGTAGCAATACTATAACTGCTTTTACCTATATTAGAATAGTAATCAATACTCAATCCATATTCAGGAAATACACCTGTAACAAAAAGACATGTATCGCCCAGTTCTTTTGCTGACAGTCTGTAAGGCTGTTTTAATGACAAGTACGCTTCTGCAAATGATTTTTCAGGAAGGAAATTTGGTTTATCTAACTTATCTGCAAGGAGCATTACTACATACGCTTCAACTTCTAAGGGAAGTTCGTACCCTGTAGTGGACTGTGTCTCTTGGACAAGGTCATAAAAGACCGTTGTGTACTCGTCCTTCATACAAATATTTAGTCATAAAAAAAGACTCCGAAGAGCCTTTTAGTATAAGCATAATAGGTAGGACTTGGGTACACCTACAAGCACGGACCGGAATACCATTCCTAAACCGTACAACCTATCCCCGCGGGTTAGTGCGATGTGACTCAGCGTATTTCTACTACCAAGCCTGGGTACCACCCCTGGACAGTCAAGTTCGACCCTTCTGGTAAAGGCCTCTTCCTTGCACTATAAACAAAAAGTAATTAGTTTTTTGTTGCTATGTTATTAATATAACACTCTTTGTAGGAAAATGCAAGAAGTAAGTTTACCAAAATATATATTTTGAATAGCCATAAAAAAAGGGCAGTGTTGCCACCGCCCTTTTCAATAAAATTAATTCTAAGAATTAACTAAATGTTACACCAGCAACGCTCACACGTGCCAAGTAGTCTGCCGCATTACCAAGAGATGATGCAGTGTTGTTTAACTCTACATAACCGTATCTTGTCATGAATGAAACTACAGGCTCGAACGAAGTTGGATCTAAAACAACGCCTGAAGACATTAGCGGAATGTATGGGCAATAGAATGCCGCCGCGTCTGCTTCTGATGTTCCTTTGTAACCAACAAGTACGTCTGTTGCGTCTGTTGCATATGCGTCTACGTATACTTTCATTGCGCCGTTTAGTGTACCAACAAGTTTAGTGTTAGTAGGTGCTTCGAATGTACCTTCAGTTGTTCTTGCAAACGCTGAAGTTGTAGCAGACTGAAGTACAGTTAACGTATGCGGTGATACCACTGCAAAGTTACCTGCGCCACGTCTTGTACGCTGTGCGATTTTATTAGCCGCTCTGTTAATCATTACAGCAAGTGCCGCATGTTCGTCACCGACGAATGTAGCAGTTCCTGATACAGCAGTTTGATCGTACTGTACATCTGATTCAGCAGTTCCAGCCAAGTTACGTAATGAAGCAAGAACTTCTTGATCGATTTCAGCAGTAATTTCTTGTGCTAAAGCCGCCATAATTTCCGCTTCTACGTCAATGCCTTGTTGTGCTTGTGCGTCTTGTGCAGACTCAAAAGTCCAACGTGCTGACAATTTACGTGTCTTCGCTTCGACTGTTTGTTTTAAGATCTGAATTGACAATCTCTTACCTGCTTCACCTTCAAGTGCCGCTGTAGCAGATGCCTTATCAGTAGATCCACCACCTGAATAGCCTAAGCCAATCTTGAACGGTGATAGAGCCTCTTCGCCTGCAGTCACATCATCTAATGTGTCTGAGTAACGAACTCTTAATGTGTGGATTTGACCCACTGGTCCTGTCATAGGTTGAACACCAACGATTTCGTTAGCGATCACTGTAGGCATGACCCTTCTTATTACTGGTAGGATAACTCTATTTAAAGTTGCAACATTACCCGCAGAAGTTGCTCCTGCTGTAGCCGACTCAGCCAAGTACTTCTTGGTGTTGTCAAGCGTAGCAGACATAACAGACTTCTTATTGCCTTGTAGGCCTTCAAGTAATGCGCTCTTAGTTTCCTGCCATCTACTTTCTAATAGTTCTGACATTGATTTCTCCTTATTTTAATCCTGCAAGTCTTCTAATATCTACGACATTATCTGTTGCAGAATTACTTGCGCCATTTCTAACGTTAGATTCTTCTTTGTTGCCTGTTACTTCTTTCGCCTCGGTAAGTGTTGCCTTCTTCTTTGCCGGAGTGTTACCATCAATTACTGACGGTAAGTACTTGTCAAACTGTTTTTGGATATTAGCAGTTTGTACAGACTCCAGTAAGTCTGTCATAATCTCTTTTTGTTCATTGCTCAGTGGAGCAGTCAACTCGGAAATTACATCTTTTCTTTTTGCAGTTTCTTGTGCCTTTTTAAACTCAAGATCCTTAGATTCAACTAATTTAGTTGTTTTCTCAACAGTTGCTTTCGCTTCTGCTAATTGCTTGTCTTTCACTTCAACAACTTGTAAAAGTTTAGCAGTTTCTGATTTCTCATTTAAGTAAGAGTTAGTATACTCTTCCGCAAACGTTTCAAACAATTTTCTACCAAAGTCGTTTTTACGTGCAACGTCGATGTCTTCTTTAAGTTGCCCAATCTCTTTTGTAAGAGTTTTTGCAACTGTGTTTTCAACAACCTTCGCTCCATTTTTAACGAATTTTTCTTTTACTGTGTTAAGATGCTTCTTAGCCTCTCTAATTAGTCGAACTTTAGTCTCTGCAAGATCTTTCTTGTCTTCATGGAATTCAGCAATTTCTTTTGCCAAAGCCTCTACTACAAATTCCTCAAGTTTGCCAAATTTCGTTGACATTGCTTTTTGGTCTTCATGTAGTTCAGAAACTTCCTTGCCTAATTGTGCAACAACAAAGTTTTTCAGTAGGTCTGCGTTTTCACGCATTGCCACATGATACTTTGCTCTCGCTTCAGCAAGTTTTGTGCGGTCATCAGCAAATTCCGTAATCTCTTCACCAAGTCTATCCTCAACCATTTTTTCCACTGCTTCAGCCATTACAGCCTTATCGTGGTCATATTTTTGAGCAAATTCTTCGCGAAGTTCTGCGGTTACTTCCTGACGGTTTTCAGTGATCTTATCCGCCCATGCTTCTTCAATTGATGCTTTGATGTCTTCAGAAATTACATTATTCTCAAAAAGTGATTTCAGTGCTTCCAACATCATGTTCTCCTTATTTTAAACCTTGGATAATGTTTACCAAAGATTCTTTCAAATACTTCTGTGCCTTTGTGTCGTTTTTTACTTCGCGAGCCATATTAAATGCCTTATACCCATCTTTGGTATTCATCAAATGCTCGTAAATTGGCGTTGGATATGCGCCTGGAGCAGATGGTTGAGCAACTATATCAACAGTGATAATTTCAAAGTCGCTTACGTTACTATCTTCGTTTACGTTACCTGAACCACGCGATGAAACACCAAGTTTAACTCCGCTTTCCAGCATTGTTTTAACAAGTTGTCCCATCGGCGTAGGTAATACTTTTAACTTTCCATAACCGTTTGGTCCATCCATCCACATTTCTTTAATCATGTGCGAACAACGGTCAAGGTTAATGTTAAGGCCTTCTGGATGATCAACTTCACCAAGAACTGAATATCCTCCTTGAATCTGATCGTTAAGAGTGTTGACAGCCCTACTAATTTCACTTACGGGGTATATACGCTGGTTCGCATTGCGAACGCCACCCTGAATGCAAATACCTTTTAAATGAAGGTCTTTGCCGTCCTCAGTAGATTCCAGAACGATCTGCGCCTGGTCGAATGTCAAGTTCTCACGTAATAGGTTCATCATCTTAGACTATCCTCAACAATTATTTAGAACCAATGATTGACTTACCATCAGTTCCTGTTTCGCCTGCGCCTTTTTTCTCTGCGCCATGGCCTTTAGCGTTTGACATTGACTTAGATGCTTTACCACCTGGAACGTTAACATTGCCGCCATCTTCAGTTTTAGGAGCACTTACAGTACCACCTTTTTCTTCTGATGAACCTTTTGCAATATTAGCAGTTGTTCCACCCATGTCATTTGCACCAGCAACTGGAGATGTTGCTTTATTGTCTTCGCCTTTTGGCTCAGCAATTTTTTCAACATACTCTCTCATTTGCTCAGTGTTAGATTTAGTACCTTCAAATGCTGGTACTTCGTCTTCTACGCTAAGATCGGATTCAGGAGCAAATGCTTCCTCTTCCTTTTCTTCTTCGTCGTCACCCATGTCGTCCATTGGTGCTTCCTCAGAATCTTCATCGTCACCTTCTTCCTTATCGCCCATCATTTTTTCAAATTCTGCTTTAAGGTCGTCAAGTGCGTCTTCTAAATCAACAACGCGATCTTCCATATCTTCTTCGCTGTCGTCGTCACCTTTATCTTCGTCGCCACCTTCGATGTCAGCCATCATATCGTCTGCTGGATCACCGCCCATGTCGTCTTCTGCTTCTGGTGTAATTTCTGCAAAGTTTTCGTCAACTTCTTCATCTTTTGATGCTTCGTCAACTTCTTCGTCTTTTGCTTCGTCGACTTCTTCGTCTTTTGCTTCGTCGACTTCTTCGTCTTTTGAAGATTCATCAACTTCTTCGTCAGTAGTTTCATCTACTTCTTCGTCTGTTGCTTCGTTAGTGTCTTCGTCTGCTAACTCATCTTCTAATAAATTTTCATAAATTGATCTTGATTTTTCTACGACGATATCATGGAACAGTTCTTCTGCACCTTTCTTATCTTCGTTAACTAATTTTTCAAGCATCTGCTCGAATTTGTTACGGTCTGCCATTGTAGTACCTCCTATAAGTTTACGTTTGGTAAGGCTGTCAATAATATTTACACTTTATTCGGAATATACGTGGAATATAGGCTCAAAACGCAGGATTTTGAAACCTTAATGAAATTAACCAAAGATCTTCTGGAAATCTTCAATGGTTATGTGAGATAAGTTTGTGAAGTTTTTTAGACTTCCGGGTAAGAACTTGTCTCCTTCTGCTACTACTCTTATATATCTCTTTCTGTGATTTCTTTGGCATATTATGCCTACTTGACGCTCCCAATTACCAAAATATGTTGCAGGGTCGTTTTCTCGCTTGTAATTAAATGTACCAGCGTATAAGTTGTTTACCTTATCATCGCCTTTTCCGGTGCCTGTAGTGCCTTTAAAATCGAACCCTAATATATAAAGTGTCTCGTGTCCGTGGTCAGAAGCAAGATCTAATGCTGTAGGACCACTACTCCAACCTTTACTTGGGTTTAAAATGTTTAAATGTTGTATATCTTTGAATTGTTTGTTGTGATTAGTGTATACTTTGTTATGCTTTTGCCAGCCTGTTTTGACGATTTCCATGACCATTTTGGAATCAACTGCAATAAGATGGTCTGGTTTGAAATCTCTGTAAACTGCATTACAGGCATAGATTGGGCCGTATTTCTTTAAAGTTTCTAACTCTATAGGTTTACGGCTTGTGCCGTTACCAACAACGAATGCTGTTGACATAGGTTCTCCTAAACTTCAGGTTGTGCCGCTAATCCGTACATTTGTCTTACGAAATGTAATTCTTTTTGTTGTTCTTCTTTGTGGAATTCGCCTGCTCGACGTGCTTTATTAATTTGTCGTAGGCTTAAACGTGTCTTACGAGTATCATCTTTTTGTACAACACCTTCGTCGTCAACAGAATCGTATGACTTGTCCTCGGTAGGTTCAAGTGTTTCTTTATCAAAATAAAATAATTCTCTTAGTATCATGTAACTATTTATTCCTTATGCTGGTGGAACTTCAGGAGCAGGTGCTCCGCCTGCGCCACCGCCTGTTGTTGTGTCAGGTGCTGTCGCTTCTCCTCCTGCAATTGGATCAGGCTCAGCAGTTGGATCAATGTCTTCCCCGCCTGCTATATCTGCGTCCATTGCCGCTCCGCTAATACCTACGCCACGCATTTCACCTGCGGCGTCTGTTGGAGGTGGAGTTAAGTTTTCGTCATTTTCTTCTTTCCATAAACGTTCATTTTCTGCAATCTCTTCTGAACTTAATCCTAAGAAACGTTTCAATGCATATCTGTTACTCATAAATGGCACTGCCATAATTTGTGTAAACGTTGGAATTCTTACGTTATCAAGTTCTGATTGTCTGTAACTTGCAAAGTTCATTGGTGGCTCAAGTTTTAAATCAAACATTGAAACATCAATGTTCATTCCTTTTTCCATCAAGTAACGTTTAAACTCTTGGTTAAATTCTTCTGTTACAAGTGCTTGTAAACGCTCACAGTACTTGTTAAAGCGTAGTTCTTGTATGTATGCAGTACCTACTCTACCATCGTTACTTTGCGTTTGTGCATCGTCTTGTGCCGCTGTTGGCAAGTAACTACTTGGAATACGTAAACCTCTAATAAGTTTATTAGTAAAGTATTTTAAGTCATCAATCTCACCTAAGTTAGTACCACCCGGTAATGTTTCAACTTTAGATCCACGTCCTTCTGCTGTTTGCGGAAAGAAGTAATCTTCATTAGTTGATAAAGGATTGTACGCACTGTCAATAACACTTGTTGAACCGCCTGTTGCACTTGGAATACGTCTTTGGTGTATTTCTGTTTTAACACGTTCTACAAACTGCATAGCAAGGTGTGATGGCATGTTACCTACGTCAATGTAAAACACTCTACGTTCTGGTGCTCTTTGTGTTCTGTAAATAATAATTGCGTCTTCAAGTAATTCTTTTTGTTTGTAAACTTTAAAGATACTTTCAAGTAATGAATTACCAAATGGATAGTTGTTGTCTAACCCTTCTGATAAACTTAAATGTACAACATGTTCTGCATCAATTGCAACTTCTCTGTTGTTTACATTAAATCTTGATCCTGATTGTGATGTTCCTGTATTACCAACTGCACCTTGTGCGCCACCTGATTGATAACCTTGTGAACCTGACGATGTTCCACCGCCTGTAATATTTCCGCTTGTAATATGTGGATCAGTAATAATTTGATCTCTAAAATTAAAGTTAATATCTTTAATAATATATTGCTCAGGTTTTTTACCTTCTGATTCGTTTACAATAATACGTACTACTTTTGCAGGATCAATATAAAACCATCTTTTAGTTTCTGGATCTCTAACAAAAAATGCATCGCCATATTTGAATGTATTACGAACAACTCTAAACATCTTAGTGTCAAACTTCTGTAATTTAGACCACTGTTTTAAGTATTGTCCTAATACAGTAATTTCACTGTTTGTTGCTTGTTTATTAAAGTTAAGTTCAAATGGTGTTAAATTTCTTGGATTTTGTTGTGAGCAAAATTCTGCTAAAATATCTAAAGCCGCATTTACTTCACTGTCGTTGTCCATAGTGTTGTATTGTCCATAACGTTCAACACGGTTTGGACTACCAACATATACATCTGGTAGGTATGATGAATAATTGGATCTTGCTGGACCAGGCTCATTACCGCCACGTCCACTGAACGGGCTCATGTTACCGTTGTCGTTATTGCCTGTTGGCACATTTGTAAAGTATCTTTTCCAGCTCATATTATGCAGGTCCTTTCAACATATTACCTTGCAAACTATTTGTTGCACGTAGTAACTGCTTCAAAATTTTGTTTTGTTCACCTAATGTTGTTAATAACAAATCGCTACTGTTACTATTTACCGTGTCTGTGGTGTCTGCCAGCATTTTTGTGACTCCTGAATCGGCAACAATTTTGGCAGTATCAACTTCTGGTGTAGTAACTGCTGGCATTTCATAGTCTGGCATCGTCCCTGCTGTTACAGTTGCTGGTGTTCCTGGCATTTCAATTGTTGATGAAATTTGGTTTTTCTTTACGTGCTTATCAGTTACATCATCGTCATCGTCGCCACCAAACCAATTTAATGGATTAAGTTTCTTACCAAGATTCTTTGTCTTTTCCCAGAGACCTCCAAAGAAGTCTCCAATCCAACCAAACATTCCTGATAGAACGTCCCATATTGGTGCTACCCAACCTTTAATTGTTTCCCAACCAAATATAGCAACTAATGCCGCACCGATTGCAAGGAATGGTGCAATAATTGGTCCAAGTATAATTCCAAACACTGCTGGTAGTAATGATGTTACAAACCCTGCAAGTATTAATCCTGCAAGTCCACCAAGTACACCAGTAATTACTGTTCCAATATGTTCTTTGAAGAAGTCTCCAAACCAATCGCCAAACATTTCTCCAACTTTATCAAATCCTTTATCAATCATAGGTTTGAATCTATCTTCCCAAACTGTGCTAAAGAATGTACCTAAGTCACCGTCTGATGCTTCCCAGGTATCTTTTAAGAATGCCGCTAACTCTTCACCGTATAAGAGAAGTTCGTCTAAGTATTTGTCCATAGCAGAAATACCGTCTTCACCCTCAGCAGTAAACCAAGAAGTAAACTTGCCAATACCTTCCATAAACAAATCAAACAATCCACTGTCAAGTACAGTTGTTTTAATTTTGTTACGCATTTCTGTTATTGCTACTTCAAACTCGGAAACTGTTTGTGTAGTTTTATCACGTTGTTGTTGTTCTGCCTCCATTGCTTTAAAGTCTGCGTCTCGATATTTTGCAGACATTTTATTAAATTCTGCAAGACCCGATGTCATACCTTCAAAACCTTCTTTACCCATCAACGCTGATACTTGTGCTGGATCCATGTTCTTAAAGAATTCGTCCATTTGTGGTCCAAAGCCTGCCATTTTCTTAACATATTCTTCTTGACTAATTGAACCGTCGCCAAGTTGTTTCTGTAAGTCTGCAAAGCCTGGTATAGTTGCCGCAAGTTTTTGTGCTAATGGAGTTTGTGCAACACCGTCTGCCATATCTTTAATAGCGTTACTAAATCCTGGTAATTCTGAATCAACAAATGCAAGTCCGTCTTGGAAGTTGGTTAATGCTTGTCCTGACAGTTTACTTGCCATAACCATTACGTTTGCTTCAGCACTTTGTTTCTTTAATAGTGCTTCTGCTTCTTTACGTGACTTACCTGTTACTTTAGCAAGTCTGTCAATCTGCATTAGGTATGCTTCTGAACCTGCTTTTAATTGTGCTTGTGATCTTCCAGCAAGTCTGCCTTGCATGGCTTGTTGTTCCATGTACTCAGCAGTGTGTTCAGCAAGGGCATCCATTTCATACCCCATTCCCATAAATTCTTTTCTTGGTAAACTCTTAATTAATTTTCCAAACTCTTTTGCACCATTAGAAGTAGTTCCTCCTAATAGCATCATGTTTTGTGATTGATTAACTACAAATCCTGAGAAACTTTCTAAACTCATTCCAGCATTTGATGCCGCCAAGTTCATTTCAACAATGTTGTTACCAAAACTTGCACCTACTTCTGATAAAGTTCTAAATTCCTGTACACTGCCTTCAACAACTTGTAATATTCCGCCTAATGCATTTCCAACTACAGGAAGTTGTGAAGCAAAGTCGCTCATCTTAACGCTGGTACCCATGAACTCACTTGCTAATCCAGTTACAGCACCTGCGGCCATTCCAATACCTTTGGTGAACATTCCACCAACCATTGACAAGCCTCTACCAAAATCTCCAAGTACAGAAGTAGTAGATTCTATTTCGTCTGCAAAGTTTCCAGTTTTCTTGGCGGCTTTTTCCATTACGCCTGCCATTCCGCCAGCACCTCCGCCACCGCCTCCAGCCGCTCCACCGCCTCCACCTTTGTTACCCTTCTTTAGAGCCGCAAGGATGTCTTTTAGTGTCGCTTCGGTAGCCGCGTCTTGGATCTGTATATTTCCAATTCCGGGTATATCTGCTGTTACAGCCATTAATTAAATACTCACTTTATAAATGCAATAAATACTTTTGCTATAACTATTTAGCAGGAGAAAAATATGTCAGAAAATAAAATTCCACAAGGCGGTATACCAATGATGCCTAATGGACCACAACCGGGTACACCAGTACAACCGGTTCGGGCAAATCCCCTAACGAAGCATTTTCGACAGCCAAAACTGTATCTTAAACTTCCGTCAGGCGGATCATATTGGCCAGAAGGATCACTTGACTTACCAGAAAATGGTGAAGTTCCAGTCTATCCAATGACTGCCAAAGATGAGTTAGTATTAAAAACACCAGACGCACTTATTAACGGTGAGTCAACAGTAACAATGATTCAAAGTTGTATTCCTAATATTAAAAATGCATACGATACACCAAGTTTAGACCTTGATGCTATTTTGATTGCTGTAAGGATTGCTACTTATGGAGAAAAACTTACAATTACTTCACAGGTTCCAAACACAGAAATGACTAAGGACGTAGAAGTAGATTTAATTATGTTATTAGATACTGTACAAGGTAGAACATACGACCCATTATATGTAAGCAACGGATTTACATTTAATATTAGACCTTTAAATTATAGACAGTTTACAAAAACTGCATTAAAGGCATTTGAAGAACAACGTATGATGCAAACCATTGCTGATACAGATTTAAGTGAAGAAGAAAAAATGAAGAAGTTTAATCAAAGTTTTGGTAAACTAACTTCAATGACTTTAGACGCTGTAGTAACACAAATGGATTGGGTTCAATTTGGTGCTGAAGATAAAGTAACAGATAAGAAACATATACTTGAGTTCTTTGAACAAACATCAGGAGAAATTTTTGATGGAGTTAAAAAGTCAATAGAACACAAAAGAAATGATCATTCACTTAAACCATTAGTTGCACAAGCAACAGATGAAGAGAAGGCGGCAGGTGCACCTGAAACTTGGGAGGTACCAGTGTCGTTTGACCAATCAAATTTTTTCGTACGCAAATAGCACAGTGGCCTCTTGACAAAATCCAGAAAGAAGTTACTGATCTTGAAAACTCAGCCAAAGAACTAAGACACAATATTCTTAAACTTGTTTGGTATATGCGTGGTGGAGTAACTCTATCTGAAGCATATGATATGGGTCCTGAAGACCGAGACATGGTCAAAAAAATCGTAGAAGATAATATGGAAACTACTAAGAAGTCCGGATTGCCGTTCTTTTAATTATTAGTTTTGAATTGAAGCGTACTTGCCACCTGCATCGCCTGGTGCTGGTGCTGGTGCTTTCTTAGCCGCTTTAGAAGTCATTGTTTTTGTAACTGCTGGTTTAGCCGCTGGTTTAGCCGCTGGTGCTTTCTTATCCGATCCTGCAAGATAATCTACAACAAGTTTTTCAACTTTTGCTTTTTGAATCTCACGTATTAATTCGTTTATTTTAGGATTACCAAGTTTTGCCGCTGTTGCCTTGTCTGCAACTTTTCCTGTAGATGTGCTAATCCACTGTGCGCCTTTCCATTCAAAGTCATCTTTAGTTGCACCTGCGTTTGTACCCTTAGGTGGACTTGACTTCATATCGAACGGCCCATCGTTAAATGGATCTTTGGAAGCCTTGCCTTGTAATGTTGATGCACTACTTCCGTCTGCTATTCCGTCACCGTCTTTGTCTGCTTTAGGGTCTGGACTTGATTTAGTTCCTTTACCACCTTTAACACCTCCCGAACTCGCCGTGCTACCAGTTTCGCCTTCTGGATCTTGTCCACCGGCGTTTGGATCTTTCTTAAGAGGTTGCCCTGTATCTTTAGCAACTGTACCGATCTGCTCATCGCTTAATCCTTGTGCTGAAAGTATATTAGTAATAGAACCAATGTCTGTAGGTTCACCTGCTTTTGTCCAAGCCTTGTTAAGTTTACGTGTTGTAACTTTCTGTCCTAATTCTTTACCTGCTTTTTTAGCCGCGCCTGAAACTGCGCCTACAGCCTTGCCAATACCTTTGTTTGCTACTGCACCTGCTTTGTCTAAGCCAGCGCCTACTGCTTTACCTGTACCTTTAGCCGCCGCTTTACCTATGTTAGCCGCACCTGCCGCGGCTTTCTTAGCCATTTGTTTAATGTCTATTTCATTAAGAATGTAATCTTCTAACTCGTTAAAGTATTGTTCTTCTAACTGTTCTGCATTTTTATAAACTTTTGATTCTTTCTTTGCACCTTTTTCTACATATTCTGATTTGGCTAATGCTCCACCAAGTGCAACTGCCGCCGCACCTTGCATAATTTTTTCAGCCATGTCTTGTTTGAATGTATCAATGCCTGTTTCTAATTCTGCTGTTTCTTTCCATGTATCAAACATGTCCATCATTCTGTCTTTTTGGTCTTCTGGTAGTGAATCAATGATTGCCCAGAATTCACTGTCCATTACTTCCGGACCTACAAATACTTTAGACATTGAGTAAACAATATTTCCTTCTGCATCTACACCTTCAACTGAACCTGTAACTAATGCACTCCATGGTTTGTCTGAACCTGGAATTTTAGTTTCAATAGTCTTTTTAAATACTGATCCTGCTTCATACTCGCCTTCAAGTCCGTCAACTACTTGTGGTGTACTACCTGCAAAATCTTTTATTGAAGTGTCAGCGGACATTTTTATGCCCATAAACTCTCTGGTTGAAACTGCTTTTTCCATTTGATAAACTGATTGAAGTTTTTCAACTTGTTCTGGACTTAAATCAAGTTCGTCACCAAGTTTAGCAATTCCTGTACTTGTTGGTTGTTCACTTGTGTCCATACCAAGTTCGTTCATTTCTTCTTTGCTATACTGTGCTTTTACAGTTCCTTCAGCACCTACATCTCCGTCTGGGTCAGCAGTACTTGTTGTGTCAACTGTGTCTTTGCCAGTACCACCTACATCTTGCTCAGGTCCTGAACCGTAGTCGCCTTCATCACCTAACTTATCTGGATCTGCTAAAGTAACGTTTGCATCACCTGTAGTGTTTGATTTTACAACAACGTCAATGCCTTCACCTTCAATGTTAAATTTAGTTTGAAGATTGTCAATTGCTTGTTTTACATTTTTACCATCTGGTTCAAGTTCGAATATTTTATCGTTTAATGCGTCTAACTGTTTATCTAATACTGCTGATGCTTCATCGTCTAATTTAGGCATCATCTGTATCATTGCTGTACGTGTTTGAATAAGTTCTTTAATTGCTTCAGAATCTAAGTCTTCGATACTGTCTGCACCCATGGCTGTTAGTTCTGTTATATCTATCTCGCCATTGGTAGTCATAAATGTTTGTGTAATCTCTGCTGGGAACATATCTTCTGCTGTTCCTGATATAGCATCGCCCAACGCACCTGCAATAGCACCAATTGCCGCGCCTTTAACACCTTTAGCAACTGCTGTTGATAGTTTATCGCCCTTAATAGTGTTGTTTGCTAACTTTAAGAAGAAACCAATTGCGGCACCACTTAAAATACCACCACTTGCAAATGCAAGTACTGATGTCATTGCACCAATAATAAATGCACTCTTGGCTGGATTGTCTTTTGCAAATCCGCCCCACTTGTCAACTCCTGCAAGGATTTTTTGACCGCCGGGCATATCTTTTACTTTGGTCTTTAATTGTGTTTTTAGTTTTTCAAACTGTGCATCAAAGTTTTTAACAGGTCCGCTATTTGCCGCGGCATCCATTAACTTGTCAATTTCAGTTTTCATCTTGCCTGAAACTTCAGCAGTTACTTTACCTGCTTTACCTAATGCTGTTAAATTCTCACCGCCTTCAATTGATATTTTTTCAGCCTGTGTAAATATTTTTTGTATTTCGTCAGGTTTAAGATCGGCTTCCATTAAGTTGCTGTACTGCTCAACTAATGGCCAAACATTCTTTTCCCATGAACCAACATAGATTTTTTGTTGCTCAGTTAACATTTCCCATGACTGAGATTCTGTTAATATTGCTTGTGACTTAAGATTGTATGCTGTTACTTCATTAAGTTTCATGTTATGCTGTTGCTCCTGCTGGTGCCGTTGGTGCTGGAGTAGCCTTAGGTGGAGCACTACCTTGACCAAGTGTATCACTTAAATATTTTTTCTCTCCAGGTGTAAGTTGATCTAATTGATCTTTAATTCCTTGTGGAATTTCATTACCTGCACCTGCTGTAGCACTTGCTCCTGCTGTAGCGCCTTTACCTGCTCCTGCTCCTGCTGTAGCCCCTGCTTGTGCTTTTGTGGCTGTTTGATCTGCACCAGCACCTTGTGCCGACGCCTTTTTAGAATTCTGTACTATTTGTAATAATGCTTTATCAAGTGGACCTTTACCAAACGGTCCTGTAATTTTATTATCTGTCATTGCTTTATCAATGACTGCATCTTTGCCTTTAAAGCCATTGTTAAGTAACCATTGCTTAAACTCTGCTGGATCGTTAGCACCCATTTTACCGCCAATAGAACCTTGATGATTTTGCCATGCTTTACGTAATTCGTTTGCTTCAGCACCTGTGTCAACGTTGCCTGCAACGCCAGACGCGAAATTTTTTGCACCTACTTTTGCGGCTGTTTTAGCAAGAACTTTCTTACCAAACTGTGCTAAGCCTGATACAGGCGCCTCGGAAACAGGTTTTTTAGTGGATTCAGCAACGATCTGTGTAACTTTCATGAAATAGTCCTTTGTTTTAACTATAACTATTTATTCCAATCAGATTCTTTTAAATAATCTTACGATGGCAGAGACAAAATTTGTAGTTGTTCCTAAAAATGTAGTCATATCCGCACTTTCGCAGAGTGAAGCATTTCAGACGGTACAACAATTAAAAGAAGTTAAACCAGATGAAGAGTATATAATACTCGAAGTACATCCGGAAAGACCAAATGGATTAGGACGTGATCCTGATTTATACGATTAGAACTGTTTGAATACTGAAACATATTAAAATGCTATAAGTTGCTCTTTGAGCAACTATGTTTTCGCTTACGCTCAAACATTATATCTTTTAATTAATGATATAATAATTGCGAAGCAATTTAGCATCATGTAGATTGTTTCAGTCAGACGGAACCTGTTTAAGGGTTCCATCTAATCTTGAACATCATGTGAGCTCGTCACAGCCAAGACTTGGAAATAGGTAATTTGTTTATACACAAAGTACAATGGGCTCTGACCTTTCCCAACCTACGTCGACATCGTTGTTTCCAACTACCTCTCGCTTCGTTCCTATTGCTAAAGAGTTTTTATGTACGTGTTTGTGTTTTTCGACTGACAGCATTCAATCTATATCAACCAGTGAGCCCAATTTGTTTGTTGGCTTCCTACCTCTGGGTAGTCGATCAATATGTACGAGTGTCCTTATCACGGGACCTTTTACTCAGCAGTATATTATACTGGCCTGCTAACCTTATGTGCTGTATATAGCCTATAGTTTGTTTAGTGCTTCTCGGAGAATTTTTGAACCGCCAACTCTAACATTAATAATACCGTTGTAATAATCGTCGCTCTCTAACACACGGCGTTCAAATTGTTCTCTTGCCTCAAGGTAACTCATCAAGCCTCTACTGTTACAATAGTAAAGTATCTCTCTTGTGAATTTATCAGTGCCTAATGCTTGTACGTCTTCGTTGAGTTTGTCTGAACTTCCCCAGTAGTCACGCCAATCTGACTCTTTGTAACCTCTGCGTTTGTTCTTACGGCCTTTAAGTGGTGGTTTAGTGGTCTTAAATTTTGCTAACTTCTTGCCTATGTATTTTTTGTTGTTAGTGGTATTTGTGATTATGTACACAAACCCCTCTACGCCTTCTGGGATTTCTTTAACTTTTTTGTTTTTATAAGTCCACTGCATGAACTTACTTACTGTTACGATCTTTTCCTCGCCTCTTTCTTGGCATCAAAGTCGGATTTAATCTCGTCCATACGTATTTTAGCCAGTGTGCGTATCTCTCTGAGCCATTTTCGGCTTGATTGCATGGTACGTTCTCCACCATGCTTCTGGTATAGTGCAAGTTCTTTGTAATATTCCAAGTATGCCTTGGTTAACTTATCATGTGTGTCGTCTTCAATGCTCATTGTACTATATCAATATCGTTTGCGTATGATGTAAAGCCATTCTCTTTTACAACCTTAAGTACATTCTGCACACGACCTTGTAATTCGTCTTTGTGTGATATTAGATAGATATTCTTTTTGCGTTCTCTACCCATCTTCTTAAGGATTGCAAGACTTTGTTCAACACCTGCTGTATCCATTCCACTGTCAATCAACTCATCAATGAACATTAAATTAATATTCTGATATAAACTTTCCCATACATCACGGAATGCAAAACTCATACCAAGTATAAGTCTATTACGCTCACCTCTACTCAAGTTGTCAAAGTCTAAGTCTTGACCAAGTTGTGTAATTAATACTGTTAAGTCGTTTTGGAATACAACACTGTGCGGTAATCCTATCTTGTCTAAGTAATTTGTTAATCTGTTGTTTAGATATGCAAGGTTTTGTTCAATAATCTTTTTACGAATAAAACTATCTTTATTTGTTAATAGTTTGTACAAGAAGTCTTGATGTTCTTTCATTGAATTTAGATCGTTAACTGAATTCCAATCAACTTCTTGAATAGCACTATTGTTTAGTTCGTCAATTTGATCAACGTAAGGATCTGTTTCTGTTTCTTTTGCACCAAGTGCTGATTTTAAATTATCAACATTACTTCTGTGTTCATATGCTTCTTTTGCAGTTTCATAAAATGTATTTGGCTTTGTTTGTTCTTCGCCTAAGTCAGCAAGTTTAGCCTGTACCTTTTGAAACTTTGTATCAATCTCCATTAAGTAGGACATTGTGTCAGCATATTCTTCTTCTAATTTCTTTTGTATTTCGTCAATCTTTTCTTCTGGCAAGTCTTGTCCACAAGCATGACATTTTGCTTCATCAATGTGTTCAAGTTCTCCACTTGCTTTTGCAACCTGTTTATCTGTTTGTGATAATGCACTTTCAAGTGTTGCTTTTTCTTTAGTTAAGTTTCTTCTTGAAGCATCAGTTTCTTCCCACTTAGAAAGTAATTCATGATTAGAAAGTTCTTGTTCAATGTCCAAGTGTTCTAATTCATCAATGCCTGTTTGTAAGCGTTCACAGTCTTTTGCATTTTGCGTTTTCCAAGCAGTACTTTTAATTTGCAAACTGTTAATAGTTTCGCCTATCTTATCATTACTTGTTTGTATAGCATTAATACGTGCAGTTTCTTCTGTAATAGCGTCACGAATTTCTTTTTGTTTTACTTTTAATTCTTCTGCTTTCTCAGAAAGTATAGTAATACCAAGTAACTGTTCAATGATTTCACGTTGATCGTTTGCTTTTAGACTTAAGAACGGTTCAGTATATGTGTTTAATGCAACCAAGTGCTTAAACATTGTATGACTCATTTGTAGTAGTTCGCCAATGTCTGCTTGAGTCTTACGACTATCTCCTTGACTCATATCTTCAATGTCTTGTTCTGTATCGTCAATGAAAAACTTTAATAAGTTAGGACCACGTCCTCTTTCAATGCGATAATTTACTCCTGCCTTTTCAAAGTTAAGAGTAACAAGCATACCTTTACCGTTTGTTTTATTGATAAGGTTATTGCGTTTAATGTTAGTTAGTGCCACACCATACAATGCGTAAGATAATGCATTAATGATTGTGGTCTTACCTGTACCGTTACGTGACCCACTGTCGTCACCACCTTGATCTAAGTTTTCTCCAAGGACTAAGGTTAATTGCTTATTATTAAAGTTAACTGCTTGAGTCTGGTTACCCACACTCATAAAGTTCTTTACTGTTAGGTCTTTAATTAATATCATTCTATAACTCGTTGTAAATGTTTAGTAGTGTTTGCTTATTGTAGTTTTCTGAATCAATAGCATTAATTTCTTCTGCAACAATTTGATCTACACTTTCAAATTTTGTAATGTCAATGTCGCTGTTTATTTCGTCATCTTGCTGACTTGGAATTAATGTAAGTTCTCTACAACTGTAGTTCCTCATAAATTCTTCTTTGATAAAACTTGCTTCTTCGTAACTAATGTTAATATCAAGTGTAACTCTTAGATACATTTTACTTTTTAGTAATGAATCTTTTTCATCAATTAGTTGACTTAGTTTTACAGTTCTATACTTAGGACAATCTGTCCAATCAACATATTGTGGTTCTCCGCCATGTTCTAATATCATCATACCACGTTTATCATCCCATGCATCTGCATAGTTGTGTGGAAACGCATTACCAATGTATGTTACATTTCCTTGTGTTTGACGTTTATGAAAGTGTCCACTAAAAACATAATCTTGATGTACAAAATGTTTAGATTGTAATTCACCTGTGTCAGGCATCTGTACCATTGCGTTCATATAAAAATTAGGAAGTTCAAAATGACCAAACATATATTTTGTTTTAATCTTAGGAATCTTCTTCCATTCTTCACCAACAAGCCACGGCACCATAGTACTATCGCCTATTGTTGTAATTTCATCAATTACAGTTACGCCGTCAATGTGCTTTGCAAACTCAACACTCTGAATATCTCTTTTATCTTTATAATATAAGTCATGGTTACCAGGAAAGTAAAAAAACTGTTCAAATGCTTTACCAAGTTTTTCAAGACATCGGATTGAATAATCCATTGTAACAATGTTTAGACTATTTCTATTATGATGCCAGTCACCCATAAAGATGCCTGTTTCACAACCTTCGGCTTTTGCCTTTTCAATATACCAATCTACGAACGCTTCACAGTCTTGATTATGAGCCACTGAATTGGACTTGAGTCCAAAGTGAATATCTGTGAATACTGCACATTTTTTAAACAAAATATTTCCTTCTAATTACTATACTCTTTATATTGTACTGCATTTGTTGATGAAAGTCAACCGTATTTGGCTATCTCGGCACCTTGGCTTTGATAGTAGGCGGAACAAATGGTTTCTTAGTAATTTTTTGTGCTTCTTGCTTCGCCATTGCTTTTCTTTGGTCTTCGACTTGTCTTTCCCATTCACCTTGTTGCTGTCTTGTAAATGATGGAGTCATGTCGTTCATCTCTAAAATATCATCTCTAATGTTTTGATTACGTTTTTCAATATTAATAACTCTAACAAATGAATTAGTTACTGCCGCAGTATAATATGCAAATGGATTAGCAGACTTAGATTCGTCAAACTGTAATCCTATTTGTGTTAATTGTAAAATTGCTTGTCCACGCATTTCGTCATTGTAAGTGTATCCACGTACATTACCTCTTGTTGCGTATCTATCACATAACTTCATCCACATACGAGCAAGTTTTTCAGTAGTCTTACCATGCTTCAAACTAAACGCACCGTTTTCCATACCACCTTCCCAATGACTTTTACCAACACACAATAATTCTTGTGTTTCTTCATCAAACTTAAAATGTTGGAATGGAGGAAAGTTTAACTTAACTCTTGTATCTGCTACAGTCTTTGGATTCTTTTTACGTCCTTTTTCTTCTGGAATATGATCAAAGGTCATAATTCTAAAAATTAATTCGTTCTTCTCCATTTTTCTGTAATCAATGGCACATTCTGCTTGTTTTACTTTTTCACCAGCAAGTTTACGTGCTTCGTAATCTGCGGTTCCTAATTTCTTGGCTTTGTTACGTTTTGCTTCAGCAATAGTCCGAACATTAATTTTATCTATACTTGGCAGTATAATATCAAAGTCAGCATAACTCTGGTCAACATAACTACAATACGTTGTTTTGGACTTGTGTATTTCTTTTAATAAGTCCTTATTGTTTAAATAATTTACTTTTTTCAAGATATTCTCCTATTTGAACTCTTATTATAAACTACTCTTATTAAAAAGTCAATAAATACTTTATAGTTAGGACACCAAAATAAAATGGCAGACCCAGTAGATAATAAAAAAGACGGTATTACCGTTGACAAGATTTCGAAATTAGCACGTGATAGTGTGCAGGCAATCTCTGATGGCGCAGATGGCTTTATGAAAGGTATACGTTCGCGTTTAATACCTAAAGACGGAGAACCAGATGAATTACAAGTTACTTCAGCAAAATGGGCGTCGGACCCTAATGGTAAAGATTGGCGTGTTAAATTAAGTATTCCTAACATCGATTCCTTTCAAGATAGTAACATTTTAGCACCGTTAGTAGCAACAGGCGGACTTGCGTTTCCATATACTCCGACAATTATTATGAGTCACGCCGCTTCGTACAGTGCAGTAACCCCTGTACATAGTAATTATCCGTTCTTTGCGTACCAGAACTCACAAGTGGACGCTATGACACTTACAGGGCAGTTTTATTGTCAGAACGATTTAGAAGGACAATATTGGATAGGTGCATTACATTATCTAAGATCAATTACAAAAATGTTTTATGGCGCAGGATCTAATCAAGGTGCTCCACCTCCAGTAGTAAAATTAAATGGCTACGGAGATTTTGTGTTTAAAGATGTTCCTTGTATTGTAACAAACTTTACACTTGATATGCCTACTGATGTTGATTACATTGCAGTCGACATGACAGATTTAGGAGATTGGAATTCTCTGGATGAAATTATTAATTCTGGACAAATTACAAACACAGAAGGTGACAAATCGTATGTCCCAACAGAAAGTCAAATGACTGTAACAATTCAACCAATATACTCAAGAGCACTTGTTGAGAAATTTAGTTTAGACAAATTTGCAAAAGGTGGTTATCTTGGATCAAATAATAAAGGATTTATTTAATGTCAAGTTCACCGTGGGCTAAAACAAAAATTAATAGAAGAGGGAACTATTTAGATATTCTAAATATTAGACCAGTTCCCGCAGACAATGATGATGTAGTTTACGAGATAGAAGCACAGTATCATCAACGACCCGACTTACTTGCATACGACATGTATGGCAATCCGAAGTTGTGGTGGGTGTACTCACAGCGTAACATGGATATCCTAAAAGATCCTATATTTGATTTTAGAGTTGGTACTGAGATACGTGTTCCAAAGGGTAGTAGATTACGAACGTTGCTGGGGATCTAATCCATGGCACAGAAGAAATTAACAACATTAGAAAGATTTGGTACAACAGGCGAGCCTGATGATATCGGTGACGGTTTCGAATCCAATGATGTTAATGCACCAGCAAACACAGTAGTTACAGACGGACCACAAGTGTTCATGGTAGACGACATGTCTAAAACAAAAGATGCTACAGTAATTGACACTGACGCTTCAAAGGTTGACACTGTAAAAGACAAACAAGCCAGAGACCAAGCAAACATGGACAAGATGAAGACCGACGAGTCAGGGTCTCCACATCAGTTTGCTGAAGCAGACAAATACGAATCACGTACTGCTGACGGAAGAGTTATATCATTACCGTTACCAAACAGTTTAAGAAACTACTCAAGTTTTAATTACAAAATAGGATTATATGCATTAACTAACGAAGAACTTAATAATCCAGACGAATCTTATAAAGTTAAAAAACCAAAGTATGCTATTCTACAAAGTGGTGGCGGACTTGGAGAAAAGAAAGTTCTAACAGCCTATGAATCAATAGGTAAAAAAGTAGAATACTTTATTAATGGTTTAGAAATTGAAACTATTATTGCTCCTACACGTAAGAAAGGTTCAACTAACGCAGTTGGATTTAGATTAGAAATTCAAGAACCTTATAGTATGGGATTGTTTTTGCAAACTCTACAACTTGCGTCATATCAAGCAGGACACGAAAACTACTTAGAATCTCCATTTTTACTTACTATTGATTTTGTCGGATACGATGATAATGGAAAAGTTTACACAGTTCCAGAAGCATCAAAGAATCTTCCATTTAAACTTGTTGGTAGTGATTTAAGTGTAACTGAAGGCGGCAGTGCTTATGTAGTCGAAGGTGTTGCATATAACGAAGCGGCATTAGTAGATCATACACAGCGTATTCCAGTTGACGTTACACTGACAGGTAGAAACTTAGAACAAATGTTACAGAGTAACCTAAAAAGTTTAGCACAAGAACTAAATGCTCACGAAGCAAAAAAAGCAAAAGATGGCAAAATATTTACAGCCAATCAATACTTTGTTGTATTTCCTAAAGACCGTGCAAGTGCAGGAAAACTTTCCAGTAACTATTACGGAACAAACAGCAGTGCTACAGATGGCTCTGCAAGTGAGTCAGAAGCATCAAAAATAAGTGTCGGACCAATCTTAACTGATCGTAAACAAAGTAGTGTAGACAAACTGGAAGAACTGTACAGCCAGATTGCACAAGGCGGGCCACCCCCAGATGAATTCTCGGCTTGGGCTGAACAAGTTAAAAGTTTAGTTTCAACTACACAACTTGGTCAAGATATTAAAGAAAAACAAACAGGCGCAAAACATTCTAACAATATTGGAATGTCAAAAATGTTTAATCTTGAATCACTTGGTACAACTCAACAACCGTTCGGTGATGCTTCATTTACATATGACAAAGAAAAACAAGTTTGGGTAAGATCAAGCGGACAGTTACAAATAGATCCAGGACTTGGTACAATTAAGTTTTTAGCAGGAACACGTATTCAAGATATTATTGAAGAATGTATAATTTTAAGTGATTATGGTAGAAACATTATTGATGCACCAGCAGTAAAGGGTATGCGTCCTTGGTTTAAAATTGATACACAAGTTTTTAATATTACAGATAGAAAAACAGAAAAGAAAACAGGTGTGCCACCAAGAATATATGTGTTTAGAGTTTTACCTTATATGGTCCACGAAAGTAAATTTATTGCTCCAGACGAAACACCAGCAGGTTTAAATGCTTTAAGAATGCAATGTTGTAAACGTTACAATTATATCTATAGTGGTGCAAACGAAGATATTTTAGATCTTGAAATTAATCTTGATAATACATTCTTTAAAAGTGTATCTCCAGGAGTACTTCCAAAGAACAATCTTGCAGACGGTTCTAAAGAAGGTGAAGATCCACTCTTGAAAACTACAATGACTTCTCCTAACAATGACACACAAGTTAATGGTAAAGCATTAGAAACTCGTAACAACAATGCCAAGGCGGCAGGTGCAGTTAGTCTTGATGATATGCGTGTTGACATTGCTCGTAGATTTAACGAAGCGATTGTAAACAGTGATGTTGACTTATTAACAATCGATATGGAAATCATGGGCGACCCTTATTATATTGCTGATAGCGGAATAGGAAACTATAACTCAGAGAACACACAATTTATTAATCTTGATGCAGATGGAAGTATAGATTATCAATACGGTGAAGTAGATGTTGAAGTATTATTTAGAACTCCAATTGATTATAGAGATAACGGTATTATGGGTTTCCCAGATGATACTGTGCCAGTTGATTTCTTTAGCGGATTATATATGGTAATTAGTGTTAAGAACTCTTTCACAGCAGGTCAGTTTAAACAAACACTTGAACTTGTGAAAAGACCGCAGATGTCTGAGACACCAACAGCAGACAGTGGTGAAAAAGGAACACAAGAACTTAAACCAGGTGATGCACAAGGTACTGAACGTGAAGATGGAACTATTGAAGATGCCGCAAACAGAACAACAAATGAAGACGAGAGGATATTCACCTAATGTCTAACGAAACACGTACAGTCGGCCAAGAAGCCAAATTAGATGCAGGACCGTATATTGGAAGAGTTGTAGGACATCTTGATCCTAACTATATGGGATCTCTTGAAGTACAACTGCTCAAAGGTCAAGTAGCAAACAATGATGACGCTGGCGGACAAACATTTAAAGTAAGTTATGCAAGTCCATTTTACGGACAAACACCTGTTAACGGTATTAGTGCTAATCAAGGTTTTGCATACACACAATCTGCTTATGGTATGTGGATGACACCACCAGACGTTGGCAGTAGAGTACTTGTAACGTTTGTTGAAGGTGCGGCTAATATGGGTTACTGGATTGGGTGTATACCTGACAACTACATTAACCTTAATGTACCAGACAAAGTTGCAACAAGTTTCTTTTCAGGCAAAGCCGTAGGCGAAGGTGCAAAATCAGCAATAGCAAAAACAAGCAAAGTTGTAGTTGGTGAAATTAATAAAAAGAATCTTGCAGACAACAAAGGTAACGATCCTACAAAATTTAAAAAGTCTATTAATGAACAATGGATGGACTTATTATTTGCTCAAGGACTTGAAGCAGATGGCACAAGAGGTTTAACAACAAGTAGTGCAAGAAGAGAATTACCAAGTATGGTGTTTGGTATAAACACACCAGGACCATATGACAAGAGACCTGGAGCACCAAAAGCAGGATACGGTCCAGCAGGACAGTCAGCACAAATTCCTTTTAATAGACTTGGCGGAACAAGTTTTGTAATGGATGACGGTGATGACAAAATTTTACGTAAAGGTCCCGCAGGTACAACTAAAAAGGAATTTGTCAATCACGAAAAAGGTGAAAAGGGCGGAGACTACACAGTACCACACAACGAACTTGTGCGTATTAGAACACGTACAGGACACCAAATACTATTACACCAAACAGAAGATCTAATACGTATAGATCATGGCAGTGGTAACAGTTGGATAGAAATGACTGCTAATGGTAAAATTGATGTGTATTCAAAAGATAGTATTAGTATGCACACTGAAAACGATTTCAATCTAACAGCGGATAGAGACATTAACCTAAACGCAGGACGTAACTTTAATGTATTGTCAAAAGAAGATATCCAGATTGAAACAAATACAGATATGGTAACGTATGTTGCAGGAAACAATCAAGTTACAACATTGTTAGATTACGATCTAAACACAACAGGAGCAAACAAACTTACAGCAGGCGGAACTACTGATATACTCAGCGGAGGCAACCATACAGAAACTGCACCCGAAATCCATATGAATGGACCGCAGGCCGCTACCGCTACCGCGGCTACGCCGTTTACCACACACGTTGTTCCCGGAGGACCTTTCAAAGTACCAACAGACACTGCATTAACATCGTTGCACAAGCGTTTGCCACAACACGAACCTTGGCCACACCATGAAAATGTTGATCCGTTTGCGTACAAACCGATACGAACAAATAGACTGAATACACAAACAATACCTGAAAGTTTTGACTATGACAATACTCCAGACACCTTTAAGAAAGGCACATAAATACTGATATGAGCAGTTTAGAGAAAAATACAGTAAGAAATGTTAGAGTAAAATCTAATGTCAAGGAACAACCGCCTGTCAAAGGTAGAGCATACAAAGGCCTTAGTACAGTCAATCCTGAGAACACTTCTTATGCATTGTATGACATTGGCTTAATTAAACAAGATTTACTAAATCACTTTCATATTAGACAAGGCGAAAAACTTGAAAATCCTGAGTTTGGGACAATCATTTGGGACGTTTTGTTTGAACCTTTAACAGATTCATTGAAACAAGCAATTATAGACAATGTAACAGAAATAATCAACGGCGATCCAAGAATAAATGCAACCGGAATTGTTGTTGATCAATACGAGAGCGGTATTCAAATTGAGTGTGAACTTCAATACTTACCGTACAACATATCTGAACAAATGAAATTTAGTTTCGACAAAGATGCAGGCTTTGCGTCTTAAGGAATTAAGTACTCAGATATCTCGTTTAAATAAATACATTGTAAGAGGAAAATAGATGTCAACAACGGATAGACAAAATAGATTATTACTTGCTGAAGATTGGAAGCGAGTATATCAAACATTTAAAACTGCGGACTTCAAATCGTATGATTTTGATAGTTTACGCAGAACTATGATCGCATATTTGCGTGAGAACTATCCAGAAGACTTTAATGATTACATTGAAAGTTCAGAATACCTTGCACTAATTGATCTTATTGCATATCTTGGACAAAACATGGCATTCCGTGTTGATTTAAATGCACGTGAAAACTTCCTTGAATTAGCAGAACGTAGAGAAAGCGTATTACGTTTAGCACGTTTACTTTCTTATAATCCAAAGCGTAACCAATCAGCAAACGGATTAATGAAGTTTGAAAGTGTACAAACAACAGAAGAAATTCAAGACACTAATGGTGTTAACTTATCAGGACAATCTATACAATGGAACGATCCATCAAATCCTGATTGGGCAGAACAGTTTAGAAAAATTTTAAATGCGGCATTACCAGAAAACAGTATTGTAGGTAAGCCAGTAAAGAAAGAAACTATTGCAGGTATTACAACTGAGCAATATCGTTTCAATGCATCAAACACAAACTTACCTGTTTACAGTTTTAATAAAAACGTAGGCGAAAAGAATATTGTATTTGAAGTAACATCTTCAACTATTGATGCTAATAAAATTTACGAAGAAGATCCGTTACCAGGTAACAGTTTAGCATTTTTATATAGAGAAGATGGCAAAGGCGCTGGTAGTTCAAACTCAGGATATTTTGTACACTTTAGACAAGGTATATTAGACACAGGTAATTTTTCAATTGAAAATCCAACTACTAATCAAGCAGTTGCAATTGACACAACAAACATTAACAATTCAGATGTTTGGCTTTATCAATTAGACAGTAACGGAAACGAAACAAAATTATGGACTAAGGTTGAAGCAACTGAAGGTAACAATGTAATTTATAATAGTGTTAACAAACAGAACAGAAGTTTGTATGCTGTGCAATCACGTATTGATGACAGAATTAGTTTATTATTTGCAGACGGAACATTCGGTGATTTACCTAAAGGACAATTTAGATGTTATTTTAGAAAAGGACTTGGTAGCAAGTTTGCAATCCAACCTGAAGAATTAACTAACGTAACTATTAGTGTACCATATACAAGTCGTGCAGGTACGCCTGAAACATTTACATTTGTGTGTTCATTAAAATACACAGTTGATAATGCAAGTGGACCAGAAACTTCAAAAAGCATTAAAGAAAATGCTCCAAGTACATACTATACACAAAATAGAATGATTACTGGTGAGGACTATAATGTTGCACCAAGAGCAGTTAGTCAAGAAGTAGTTAAAGTAAAAAGTATCAATAGAACAAGTTCAGGTATTTCAAGATACTTTGATTTAATTGATTCAACAGGAAAGTATTCAAGTACAAACATATTTGGTAACGATGGTGTTATCTATAAAGATGTGTTTGATAAAAAACTTAGTTTTTCTTTTAATACAAAAACAGATGTAGAAGGAAATATACAAAACGTAATTACACCGTTACTTTCAAACAATGTAATTAAAAACTTTTTCTTAAATCAGTTTCCTAAAATATCAACAGCAGATTTAGCGGCAGACTGGACACAAGTTGCAAAACAAACTAATAACTCCAGCGGTTACATATCAGACTCATTAGATATTAAATTAACAGTAGGAACATTTACTGGTAGTACATTAAAGTTTGTAGAGCCAGGTGCAATGGTTAAATTTGTTGCTCCTGCAGGACAACACTTTATGAAAGACAACAGTCATGCATTAATGGCTGGCGATGCAGACCATCCAGGTGCTACAACATACATTTGGACAAAGGTTGTTAGAGTAAACGATAAAGGTACTGAAGATTACGAAGACGGTCAAGGACCAATTATTTTTAACGATGTTATTCCAACTGGTGCAATATTAGATGAAGTTAAGCCTAAGTTTGCAACAAACTTAACAACTGATGTTACAACACAAATTATTGATCAAATATTTTCATATAAAACATTTGGAGTACGTTACAGTACTACAGATAGAGAATGGCGTGTAATTCTTAATAATAATTTAAGTATTGGTAATGCGTTTAACATGGGCAAGACTGGTGACACGTCAGGACAGAACTTAGACTCAAGTTGGTTAATGTTATTTGAAACAGATGGCGAAAAGTATACTGTTACTTACAGAGGTGTTAGATACATTTTTGAAAGTGATAAGGAAGTTAAGTTTTACTTTGACGAAACAGATAGAATTTACGATAGTAGAACAGGACAAGTTATTAGAGATAAAATTAACTTAATGTCTATTAACAAGAAACCAGATTCAGTATCACCTGCAACTATTGATTATCCTTGGCAAGTTACTAAAGAGTTTAGAGATGATGAAGGTTATATTAATAGTAAAAAAGTAGAAGTAGGATTTTTTGACAGTGACGGCGACGGTGTAGTTGATAATCCATCGTTGTTTGATGACTTTGTTGCACAAGATACTAATTCGTTAACAAAATGGGTTTTTGTAAAAGAAAAGATTTCAAACAATCAATCTACAAATTATGATTACGTAGATGCCGCAGTAGAAAATATTAGAGCGTTTGCATCAGAAACATCAACTGGTGCGTTATCACAATATGATGACGGTGCAATATTTTACTTTGTAGACAACAATGTTTTTAAAGTATACAGCAAAGCAAACGCAAACCTAACATTACAAACAGGATATAAAGCATATCAAGGTAGAGACAAACTTGTATTCCAATACGTACACAGTGCTGATGAGAATAATAGATTAGATCCAAGTAGTTCTAATATTATTGACACATACTTGTTAACAAAAACATATGATAGATCATTTAGACAGTACTTGGCAAATACTATAACTACTAAACCGTTACCACCAAGTTCAGATGAATTGTTTCAGAACTTTGGAGCAGAAATTAATAAGATTAAATCAATCAGTGATGAAGTAATTTATCACCCAGTTAACTATAAAATATTATTTGGTGACAAAGCAGATTCAGATTTACAAGCAACATTTAAAGTTGTTAAAAATTCAGAAGTAATAACCAATGACAATGATGTTAAGTTAAGAATTGTACAAGCAATTAATGAATTTTTTGCTTTAGAATTCTGGGACTTCGGAGACAAGTTTAGTTTTACAGAACTGTCTACATATATTGTTAATGTATTAGCACCAGACATTACAACACTTGTGTTAGTACCTAATCAATCAGAGAAAGCATTTGGAAGTTTATACGAAGTGTCAACAGAGAATGATGAAATTTTCATTAGTGGAGCAACTGTTGATAATGTTGAAATAATTGATAGCCTTACAGCATCAAGACTAAAAACAACAGGTAGTGTAGTAAGTACAGCCACAACAGAAAATGCAGGGATTACATCAAGTGCAAATACAAGTACAACAAGTTCGAGTACAACAACTTCAACTTCGACTTCAAGTTCAAGTTCATCAAGCAGTTCATCAAGTTCAAGTAGCGGAGGTTACTAATGGCTTACGATAATGACCAGAATGATATTCCAATTGGTCCAAACGACGATAGCGAGAATCGAACAAGTGTAAGTCACTTACCTAAGTATTTTAGAACACCAGCGAATAAAAAGTTTTTAACAAGCACACTGGATCAGTTTATGAATCCAGGAGAAGTTGAAAAACTTAATTCATACTATGGGCGTAGAGACGCAAAAGCAGTTCAGTCAACAGACAACTATATTAGTGACGTTTCAGACGATAGACAAAATTACCAATTAGAACCAGCAGTTGTTTTAAAAGACAACGCAGACAATGTTGACTTTTACAAAGACTATAATGATTACATAAACCAACTAAGAGCGTTTGGTAATAGAAATCCTGATCATAGTAAAATTAACGCACAAGAATATTATGCGTGGCAACCACATATTGATTGGGATAAGTTTACAAACTTTAGAGAATACTATTGGCTTCCAGCAGGACCACAAGTATTACCTATCTTTGGACAGAACAAAGAAATTGTATCTACTTTTAAAGTATCCGTGGAGGAGAATGATGACAATGTAGCGTATAAATTTACCCCAACAGGTTTAACACAAAATCCTACTCTAAAACTTTACAAAGGTCAAACTTACATATTCGAGATTGATACACCTGGACACCCAATAGCATTTGCAACCAATAGAGCATTTACTCCAGGACAAGCGATTATAACTGAGACAGTTGAAGGTGTGTTGGCATCTGGTAAGTTTGAAGCAGAATTATATGACACCGATGGCTACGACACAGGTGAATACATAGTAGAGCCTGTCGAAGGCGGTATAACTGGATTCAAGGACGGAGATAATATCTCTACATTATATACCGACGGTGTAGAATCAGCAACAGTGTATGTAGAAAAAGGCACACTTAAATTTACAGTGCCACTTGATGCACCTGATACATTATTTTATATCAGTCAAAATGATGTAAACACATCAGGCTTAGTTACACTTTATAATATTTTAGAAAATACAGAGATAGATGTAGAAAAAGAAATTCTACAAAAGTTAACTTACACAACAAGAACAGATACTGATTTATCCAATGGTATGTTAGTAGAGTTTTTAGGTGATGTAACACCAGCAAAGTACAGCGAAGGATATTGGTATGTTGAAGGTGTTGGTGAATCTATACAACTAATCAACAAAGCAGATCTTGAAATTACTGGAGCATATAGTTCAAATATATTTGTACCATTTGATGCAGAAAACTTTGATAAGTTACCTTTTGGTCAAGCACTTAACTATCCTAAAGAACAAGACTATATTACAATCAATAGAGCAAGTATTGACGGTAACCAATGGAGTAGACACAACAGATGGTTCCACAAAGACACTATTGAAAAAACTGCGATAGCAAATGGTACAGAAGTTTCGTTAGATCAAACGCAACGTGCTAAACGTCCTATTATTGAATTTAATGCAGGGTTACGTTTGTATAACTTTGGTAGTATGAAGAAAACAAACGTTGATTTGATTGACGACTTTACAGGTGATGTGTTTAGTACTATTGAAGGCAGTGAAGGTTATAACGTTGACGGTGTTGAACTTACTGAAGGACTGCGTGTATTGTTTACTAAAGATCCTGACATCAGAGTTAATGGTAGAATTTACAAAGTAAAATTTATCACACACAACGGTCAAAGACAAATTGCGTTGCAAGATGAAACAGATACTACTCCTTTAGAAAATGAAACAGTATTAGTTGCAGGTGGTACAGTAAACTCAGGTAAGATTTACTGGTACAATGGATCTAAGTGGATCAAAGCACAAGACAAATTAACAACAAATCAAAAACCTAAATTTAATCTTTATGATATCACTGATGTAAGTTTTGATACGTATAATGCAAATACATTTACAGGTAGTTGTTTGTTTAGTTACAAACAAGGTACAGGTGCTAATGATCCTGTAATAGGAATACCGTTAACTTATAGAAATATTGAAAACAGTGGAGATATTGTTTTTAACTTTGATTTGTTAACAGACTCTTTTACATATCAACTTGGACAAAAAGATTATACACAAAATACAGATTCGTCTACTTTAAGAAAATATACAGGACTAAACACTTATACAAATGTAAGTGGTTGGGAAAAAGCAGACACAGACAGTATACAAAAAGTTATACGTCAGTATACAGTTGATGGACAAAACAATACCTTTGCAATTGATGTATATGACAGAAGTGGCGATTTAAATAATTTAGATGTACAAGTATTTGTAAACAATGTAAGACAAAGTGCTTGGTCATTAAACAGACAAAACGGCATTGCTTATGTACAGTTTGTTACTCCACTAAAAAATGGCGATAACTTAATAATCCATACTACAAGTGAAGCAGACAAAAACGAAAACGGAAAATACGAGTTTCCGATTAACTTGCAGAATAACCCACTTAATGAAAACATCACTACTTTTACATATGGTGAAGTAACTGATCATGTAAACACTATTATTAGTAACGTTAAAGGGTTTGAAGGATCTTTTCCAGGACCAAGTAACTTACGTAACTTAGGCGGACTTGCAAAACTTGGTACAAAATTTGTACAGCACTCGGGTGCTATTCCGTTATCATTGTATCATATTACAAACAAAGATTATAATATTGTAAAAGCACTTAGATTTGCAAGAAAAGAATATGCAAAATTTAAAAGAGCAGTAGTAGATATTTCAGAAAAATTAGGCTTAGACGGATCAGCACAATACTTGACTGATAAAGTAATTGAGAAATGGCAGTCTGAAAAATCAAAGCAAACAGCATTTTACTGGACAGACATGATTGGTTCAGGTGCTAATAACAAGCGTGAATTTACTGTTACAGATCCAGGCAACAAATTTTATAGTTTAACAACAGCATTTGACTTAAAAACAATTAGTGCTAACGCAGTTTATGTATATCACAACAATGTACAGATGTTACACGGTCAAGATTATACATTTACAACAGAAGGCTTTATTCAAATTACTAATGATTTTGTTCTTGCTATAGATGACACTATTACAATTTACGAATACGAATCAACAGATGCTTCGTTTATTCCACCTACACCAACAAAGTTAGGATTGTATCCGTTACACAAACCAGTAATATTTACTGACAACACATATAGTACACCGCGTGTGCTTATTAAAGGACATGATGGTAGTGTTACTAAAGCATACGAAGATTATAGAGATGATATTCTTTTAGAAATTGAAAAAAGAATTTATAACAATGTTAAAGTAAGTTACGATATTAACATATTTGATATTGACAGTTTCCTTGGGCATAAAACAAGAGACACAGGATTTACAAAACTTGATGCAGACGAAGTTACTATTACTGACTTTGTTGAATGGTTAAGCATTGCAGGTGATCCTGACTACACAGATATATCATTCTACGATAGAGCAAATTCATTTACATGGAATTATTCTATAATGTCTGATCCAGACGGAATACCGTTACCAGGATATTGGAGAGCAATTTATAAAGAGTATCTAAGTACAGATACTCCGCACACAACTCCATGGAAAGTTTTAGGATACATAGATCAACCAACTTGGTGGGAAACAGTATATGGCCCAGCACCGTACACAAAAGAAAATTTAATTCTTTGGGAAGACCTTGAGAAAGGTTTAGTACGTGAGCCTAATAATCCTATTAGATACAAAACAAATTATAAGAGAAAAGATTTAACAAAATATATTCCTGTAGACACACAAGGTAATTTAATAAGTCCATATGAATGTGGATATGCACAAGGACTTATTGTTCCTGAAACAAATAACTCATTTGTATTTGGTGACGAATCTCCTGTAGAAACTGCATGGCGCAGAAGTGCAGAATATCCATTTGCATTACTAACAGCATTTTTAATTCATCAACCTGCTAAGGTAATAGGTGTTGGATTTGATAGAGCAAGAATTAAACGTAACCCAGCAGGCGGCATTGTTTATTCGTCAAGTGAAAAACGTTTAGAACCTAAGAATTTAGTATTCCCTAACACCGTAGATGATACTACTCGTGTAACTACAGCGGGTCTAATTAACTATATTTTCAACTATATTAATGCAGACGTAACTAAACTTAACAAAGCGTATAAAGAGAACATTAAGAGCCTTAAAGTACAACTTGGATTTAAGATAGGTGGCTTTACTGAAAAAGATAAATTCAAGTTATTACTTGATTCAAGAACTCCTAATAATAAAGGAAACGTTTTTGTACCAGAAGAAAATTATAAAATTATTCTAAACACAAGTTCTCCAGTTGACACTGTTTCTTACAGTGGTGTAATTATTGAAAAACGTACAGCAGGATTTGTTGTTAAAGGTTATGACAAAAGCAAACCATACTTTGACTATTACAAACACATTGAACGTTCCGCTGACCCAGTTGTTAACGTAGGTGGTGTTAGTGAAAACTTCTTAGAATGGGTACCAGGAGAACGTTACCAAGCAGGACAAATTATACGAGTTTCTACTAACTTTTTCCGTGTACAAAATTCAGGAAGTTTCCAAACTATTACAGATGAAAATTTTGTTAAACTTGCTGAACTTCCAATGGAAGGTGGCAGAGAAGGAATTCTAAGACGAGCATTTGACAGTACTCCAAGTAAATTGAATTACGGTACAATGCTAAGAACTACTCAAGACGTTATTGACTTTATATTAGGTTACGAACAGTACTTAATAAAACAAGGCTTTGACTTTAGTGGATTTAATAGAGAACTTGAAACAATTGAAAACTGGGAATTAAGTGCAAGAGAATTTTTATTCTGGACTACACAAAACTGGAGTGAAGGAGCATTACTTACTCTAAGTCCAAGTGCTATTAATCTACAGTTTAGCAGACCATATTCAGTAGTAGATAATATCTTTGATAACTTTTATGACTATACGTTATTAAAAGCAGACGGCGGCAAACTTAAAGAAGAATTTACAAATACATTACGTAGTAATCAAAACAATTTTGGATTAAAACTTAAAAACACTGCTGACGGAATTTACTTTTTAAAATTACCACTTGTACAAAAAGAACATGTTTGTTTAATTGACAACGTAACAGTATTCAATGACACAATTTATAATCCAGGTCCTGGATACAGACAAGCACGTATTAAAATATTAGGTTACAGAAGTACTGATTGGAATGGTGGTTTAAATATTCCTGGGTTTACATACGATAATGTTGTGTGTAAAGATTGGGAAGAAAATGTAGATTATGATATTGCTTCAGTAGTTCTATATAAAACATTTTATTATAGTGCAAAATATAAAATTCCAGGTTCTACAAACTTTGATGAAACAGACTGGTATAAATTACCTGAAAAACCTACAGCAGAACTTGTACCAAACTTAGATTATAAAGCAAATCAATTTGCAGACTTTTATGATTTAGATACAGATAACTTTGACAGTGAACAGCAACGAATTGCACAACACTTAACAGGTTATCAGAAACGTAAGTATATTGAAAACATTATTAATGATGATGTTTCACAGTACAAATTCTATCAAGGATATATCCAAGATAAAGGAACAGTAAATTCATTAAGTAAATTGTTTGATGCTTTATCAAATACAGAAAACTCAAGTTTAGAATTTTTTGAAGAGTGGGCATTTAAAGTTGGCCAATATGGAGCCAACGGTGGCTTTGAAGAAATTGAATATAAACTGGACGAAGGCAAGTTTAGATTAAGTCCACAACCGTTTCAATTAGTACCAAGCATTGATCCGTTGTTAACTGATCTTGTTTACAGATATGAGCCATCAGAGGTATACAGTAAACCAGACGATTACGATCATGCTCCGTTCCCAACAAAATATATTCCGGAAGATGATTCATATATCAAGACAGCAGGTTATGTTGCTGACGCAGATGCTGAATTTAAAGTTACAAACTATGATGATATACTTGGACTTGATCCTAACACAATAGATGTAGGAAAATATATTTGGGTTGCTAAAAAAGGCCAAACATGGGATGTCTTGCGCCAAACTGAAACACCATTCAAAGTAAGTTCTATTGTAAACTCGGATAGTTCGGGTATGATAGAGATTACAACAGGTAAAGCACCTCCGTTCGTAAAAGACGATATTATTAGTGTGCTTGGTACAGGTGATGTAGATAGATTCTTTAAAGTTCAAAGAACAAGTCTTAATACTATCTTTGCTACAACATCAGTAGAACAACCAGACTTACCAGAGATTTCAGGATTCATTACACAGTTAAACAGTGTAAGGGTTGCTGATCTTAATGGCGTTAATGAAAAAATTACAAGAGACAATGTTAGCAACAACGAAAGAGTTTGGGTTGACAAAGACGAAAATGGCAGATGGGCAGTTGTAGAAAATAAAAACAAATATGCACAAACGCAACAAATGTTTAGTAACAGTATTGAAGGTATTTTAGGTACTGACGATAGAGACTTTGGAACAAGTATTAGTGCAAATGCAACTAACAGCATTATTCCAATTGGTGTACCATCGAGTGAAGACTCAACAAATGGTAGAGTAGACATTTACTTTAGAGCATCAGAAAATCTTAAGGCTGTACAATCTCAAATACTTGAGGCTCCAACAGACTTTATGACTGCTGGGTTAAACAGTTTCGGTCAAAGTACAAATATTTCCACAGACGGTAAATGGTTAGTTGTTGGTATTCCGTATGCTTCTAATGTTAAGTCCTTTTACAAAGGCGACTTTAATAGTGCTACCACTTACGTACAACAAGATATTGTAAAATTTACAAACCAGTACTGGAAAGCAAAAACAACAGTTGAGCCACAAGATTTAAGTTTAGAATATCAAACATTTAACTCGCATTTACAAGCACTTGTTAGTACATTAGAAAATAATGTGTACAGCAACTTATACTTTATATTAAGAGGTAATTTTAGTTTCCCTGAAGAATTAACAGATCACATGTTAATTAGAGCACCTAAAGGACAATACGATGGAACAGAAGTAGGTGATAAGTTACAACTACTATGGAATGATGTTAACACAAGATATCCAGGTGGTGTAACACCGTTCAACAATGATCCATTAATGACTAAAGCGTTTTTAGATGGCGAACATGCTATTGTAGAAAAAATTGATGATATATTATTAATTGACAATACACAGGCTATTCCAAGTGTAGGAGAAACAATTAGTAGTGCAACAGCAGTTGCAGTTGTTACTAAAGTAAACATTACAGGTGATAATAGAAGTTTAATTTATGTTAAAGATGTAAACGGATTGTTTGAGTCAACAGGTACATTATTTGTTGGTGATATTCAAATAGGTGCATTTGAAAGAGCAGTACAACAAGAAGAAAATGTATTAGGCGGTTGGTGGCAAATTGACGGACCGAGTTCAAGTTTCACTTCAACAACTACTATTGAAACTAAACCATACCTTGTTATTCAAGACATTATTAAAACAGGTGTATCACGTAGTGTAAAATATTACGAAAATGCACTTAGAATTCAAGATGATTTAACAGACCAGAATCCTACAGTAACAAGTTATATTGAAACTTTATCATTCTTAGGTGATAGTGGTAATGTACTTTCTGACAAATGGGTATTTAGAGCACCAGCAACTTTAACAAGTAGTCTTGTAATAGGAAATACATTTAACTTCTTCTTTAATGAATATGCAACTGCTGATAATTTAATTCAAGATCCGGCTGTAATAAGTCCAGAGATAACACACGACTATCTAAACAGAACAGAACATACTATTGATGATATTTGGAACGGTTGGATTGAAGTAAATCTTACAGCATTTGATGATAGAGGTTCGCCAACACCAGGTGATGCTGACTTCAACCCTAATTACGGTAATCCTTTTATTCCTATTGTTGGAGATACAGTACAAGACAACGACACACTTGCAACGGCAGAAGTTGCAGGAGTAGAAAAACTGTTTAATACTTGCAGACTATGGGTTAAAAATGTTAACGGTACTTGGAAGTTTGGTTCAGATAACAGCGACATTACAAGTATAAGCATTGACGGTGGGTCACAAGGCGTAGGCGTTGTAAGACTCATGGGTACAATTAACACAAGACATTTAGAATCAAATACAGCAGGTCCAATTATTGTTGTAGATAGAGGAACAAACTTAACACCAGGTTCAACAAGAACATTACAAGGGTTTGAATACTGGATTTTTGACAGTGTAGAACAGTCAGGTATTCCAAGAGATGCAAATCCTCCAGGTAATACTAATAACGACTGGGAAAGAGTTTACAATATTACTGCAAACTCATCTGGTACAGCAAGTGCATTAACAAGACAAGGTGCATATGCTATCTACGAAAGAAATGCAAGTAACTTCTATAATTTACATAACATTTACATTATGCCAGATGCGGCAAGTAGTAGACATTTAGGTGCATCAGTTGAAATGGTTACACACAATGATGGAACTTATACTGCATACTTGTTAAGCAAAGGTAACGGAACGTTTGCACAACCAGGTAGAATTAATGTTATAAAATACGACAAAACAAAAGGTTGGATTTTAGGACAAGATGTAGACTACAAAGGTGATTTCAGTACAACTGTAACTTATAAAACCGGCGAGTATGTAAAATATCTTGAACAAATTTGGCAAGCACAAACAAATATTATTGCAGGTGCGTGGAATGAATCTAATTGGACAGCAATCACTGAAGGTCTTGATCTGAATGGATACTTACCAAACGACACAGGCTTTATTATTGGTGACGACAGTGCAATACAAGATAATAATTTATATGAATTTGGTACACAATTTGGAATCAGCAGTGACGGAGAAGTATTAGCAACTATTGTTAAGTACGGAGATGCTGTAGATAGTTCCATTAATACACCTAAGTTAGCAATTTATAGAAAAGTATTAGGACACTTTTTATTCAGTCAAGTAATTGATGCATACGCAGACGGCATTGGCTACGGAAGTTCAGTAACAGTTTCCAATGATGGTAGATTTGTTGCAGTAGGTGCTCCTAAATATAGTGCTGATTATGTAAATCAAGGTACAGTATTCATTTACGAAAGCATTAATGGTACATTCCAACAAGTACAACACTTGGTTGGTCCACAAGGAATTGCAAACGAGAAGTTTGGATCAGTTGTTAAGTACGGAACTGATAGAATTGCAGTACATTCAGCAGGTGGTGACCTTACAAGTATTACAGGATTTGACGGCGGCATAACAGCATTTGATAACGGAACTACATTATTCAATACATCACTTATTGATACTGGTGAAGTATTCCTTTATGAACTGTTAGGTAACAGATATGTGTATGCAGACAAGTTAGAATTTGCAGATAGCAAAGCATTATACTTTGGTAGAACAATGTTCATCAACGGTAACCACATTTATGTTGGTATACCAACATATAGTAGAGATGATAACGACAGCAAAGGAACTATATTAGATTATAGATCAACTCCTAATACTAAATTATGGGAAAAAATTAGAGCTGAAAGACCGTTAGTTGACCTTAGTAGATTTAAAGGTATTAGTTTATACAATAAAAATACAAATCAGGTTACTGAATATCTTGATTACATTGATCCAGCACAAGGAAAAATTGCAGGAACGGCTGAAACAGAGTTAACATTTAAAACAACATATGATCCTTCAACATATAATATAGCAACTGATACAACAGTTGTAAAAGACGAAACAATGTTTGACACAACAAACAATGTTGGTAAATTATGGTGGGATATTGATGCTGTAAGATTTATTAATCCGTACAGTAACACAGGAAATATTTTCACTACAAGTAATACAATGAATTCAGTGTTCCCAGGAACAGAAGTTGAAATTTACGAATGGGTAGAAAGTGATTTATTACCAAGTGAATGGGACGAACAAGCGGATACTGAATCAGGATTAGCAGAAGGAATTAGTGGTACATCGAAATACGGCGACAATGCTTATAGTTCAAGACGTGTTTATGACGACCAAGCACAAAAATTTACACTTTATTATTACTACTGGGTACGTAATAAGAAAACAACACCAGATGTACCAGGAAGAACAATTAGTGCCGCTGATGTACAAGAGTTAATTAGAGATCCATCAGGCGCAGGACTAAAATTTGCAACAATGCTTGATAAGAACGAATGGACATTACATAACTTACAAAGTTCTATTACAGGTGATGACACTATTCTTAAATTTGCATATTGGAATATTGAAGAAACTGATAAAAATGTACACAATCAATACAAGATTATTACAGACGGGTTAGAAACAAGTGTTCCTAAAACAGATTTAGAACGTAAATGGTTTGATAGTTTAATTGGATTTGACGAGCAAGGAAGACCAGTACCAGCCAGAGAGTTAACTGAAAAAGATAGGTACGGTATTCTTAATGAGCCAAGACAAACAATGTTTGTTAACAGGATTGAAGCATTAAAACAACTTGTTGAACGAGTTAACATCTCACTAAAACAAAAAATCTTAATTGACGACTTTGATTTAAGTGATTTAGAAACTAATGATCCTATTCCAACAATAGCATCAAGAAAATTTGATAGACAAATTGACAATGATAGCGAATTACAGTTTGTACCAGTAGGTAGACTTAAACAAGCAACAGTTAGTTTAACAATTCAAGACGGACAAGTGCTAAGAGCAGACGTTACTGAACAAGGATACGGTTACAAAACAGTACCAACAGTAGCAATTACAACAGTATCAGGTACAGGGGCTGAAGTTACTCTTACAATGAACAACGTAGGACAGATTACAGGTGCAACAGTTGTTAAAAGTGGTACTAACTATGCACAAACAGATACTATTAGAATAAGACCATTTACAGTTCTTACAACAACTGACACAACATACGAAAACAAATGGTCATTATATGAATATGTTGGCGGTACAGTAATTTGGAATAGAATTAAGAGTCAAAGATATGATGTACAACCTTATTGGAGTTACATTGACTGGTATGCTACAGGTTATAATTCTTTAACAAAAGCAGACTATGTTATTGACGAAACTTATAAGTTAGAATCACTACAAGACACGTTTGGTAGTATTGTTAAGATTAATAATGTTGGCTCAGGCGGTTGGTTACTGTTAGAAAAAGTAGATTCACAAGCAAATGTAGACTATACAGTTAACTATAAAACTATTGGTAGACAAAATGCAACAATAGAATTAGATAAGTCACTGTATGATTACAGCGGAGAACTAATTGGTTACGATTCATTTGGTTATGACGACAGTGCATTTGACTTACAACCAATTGATGAAATGCGTATTATCTTAAAAGCATTAAGAGATAAAATATTTGTTGACGAACTTGCTATTGATTACAATAAATTGTTCTTTGCACAAATGCGTTACATTTTATCAGAACAAAAATTTGTTGATTGGATGTTTAAAACATCGTTTATCAAAGCAAAACATAATATTGGTTCACTAAGAAAAGATATTACATTTAATAATGACTTCTTAGAAAGTTATGAAGAATATGTAAAAGAAGTTAAACCATATAAATCTAAGATTAGAGAATACCTAAGTACATACGAAGGTAAAGACACAGCATCATCTATGGTTACTGACTTTGATTTACCTCCAGTATACAGCGATGTTGCAGGAAAAATTATTCCACAGACAGTTAGAGTAGTTGACGATCAATTACAATCAGCATTACCTTTAGACACTTATCCAGGTAAGCATTGGAAAGACAATGCAAGTTTTAATATCAAATCAGTAGATATTTTTGATGCAGGTACAGGATATGAAAATGCACCGGGTGTAGAGTTTGTTGGCGGTGGCGGAACAGGAGCCAAAGCAACAGCATACGTTGGTGGTGGAAAAATTACAGAAATTAAAATAGACAATGCGGGCCAGGGGTATGTGTCCGCACCCACAATAGTACTTAACGGTACAGTAGCAGACGGTGGCACAGTTGGTAAAGCAAGTGCAATTATAGGCAACTCAAACCTAAGAACTACACACATGACTGTTAAGTTTGATAGAGTAACAGGAACGTTCTTTATTACAACACTTGCAGAAACAGAAACGTTTGTAGGCACAGGTGGCAAGTATAACTTTAAACTGAAATGGCCAATGGATGTTAAATCCGATCAAGTATCAGTAATGGTAGACGGTATTGAAGTATTACCAAGTGGTTATACAGTTTCAAATATTACTGATAGTGTAGGTAGAACACATAATCGTAGCATAGGACAAATAACATTTACAACACCTCCGGCTAATAACAGTAATATATCAATTGATTATAAGAAAGAAATTTCATTACTAACTGCACAAGATAGAATTAACTTATTCTACAATCCAACTACAGGACAGTTAGCAAACGATCTTGGACAGTTAATGGACGGTATTGATTACGGTGGCGTTCAAGTTAAGAGTTTCGACTTTGGTGGCGGCTCTGGTTGGGGAACAGAAGGTTGGTTCACAGGCGCTTATGATTCATACGATAATACATACGAAGATGAAGTAATACGTTTAGACGGAAGTTCAATTAGTGTAACACTTTCTAAGCCATTAGAAAATGGTGTTGAATATAATGTTTACTTGAATGGTACAAGAATTGATGATCCGAATTATCCAAGCAATCCAACTAATCCAAACGCAAGGACTACAACACTAACAGGTGATGGTACAACACAAACTATCTTCCTTGACAATGATGGATTAGATATTAACGGTATTAACAGTCCGGGTGCTGACGATGTATTAATATTTAGAAAAAATACAAGTGACGGTTCGTTTGTACCTGATCCAAGAGCATACGATACATTAGTACAAGGTGGCGACTTAGCATATGCAAGTGCAACAGGTATTAATCCAGAAGATATTAACATTGACGGTGACGGCTTTGTAACACAGTTAACAAGTAAAGGTCCTGAAGAACAAATTCCAGGACAAGTATTAGATACTCTTGATATGAAAATTTACGATAGGGTTGGAAGTGGCGCAAGTGTTATTGAAAGTGTTGCATACGTTGGCGATAATTCAACTACGGTATTTGCTTATAACGGCATACCACAGTCTAAAGATGCATTGTTAGTAAAAGTTAATAACATAATTAAATTACAATCCACTTACACAGTTGATTACAAAAACAAAACTATTACAATGGCAAGTGCACCAGCACTTAACGAAAGAGTTAATATACTTTCAATGAGTGGTAACGGTGATAAGATTCTTGACTTAGACCAATTCCGAGGTGATGGTTCAACAATACAGTTTGTTACAAGTGTTGACTGGAGAGAAGACTTAAATAGTATTGTAACCGTTGACGGCGAAAAACCTGATTACGTTTTAGAAACAACTGATAGTTCTTATGATACTGCAAACAAAGTTGCAATAACATTTGGTGTAGCACCTGGCAATGACGCAGTAATTAACTTTGCAATTTATGCAAGTGAAGCACAAACATTTAGTGAAATTAAAACAGATAACTTGATTGCTGATGGAAGTAGTGCAAGTTATGAATTAAGCACAACACCATTTAGTAGTTTACCTGCAAGTCATAATATAATTGTAAGAGTTGGCGATAATATTCTTAATGCAGGTTATAACGAATCATTTACTATTGACAGCAGAGTAGAATATCAATTACGTAACTGGCAACAACCAGGCGGTACATTAGGTGCTGATGATATTATTGTATTGCTTAACGGTAATGCATTAACATATACTTCAGACTTTATTTTCCGTCCTGCTAACTCAAGTGTTGAAATTTTTGAGAATGTTGCACAAGCAGGCGACAAACTTGATATATTTGTAACAACAGATGGCGATTATACAATTACTGACAACATACTAACATTAGATACTGTACCAGCAATAGATACTACAATCAAAGTTACACACTTTAGTAAACACGATGTACAAGAGATTGATCGTAAGAATTACGATATTATTACAAGAACTACTGTTGACTTTGAAAGTGCGGCAGATATTGAATACAATCATTTACTTGCAGGTCTAATTAAACTTGAAAGACAAACACTTGATGCTGAATATGTTTGGATTGTTATTAACGGCAAGTTACAAACGCCAAGTGTTGATTACAAAGTTACAGACGATCGTTTATTTGTAAGAATGGCACAACCATTAACAGCAAATGATATTATTGAGATTATACAGTTCGCTGAAACAGGTCCAACAGTTAAAAAGTTTGGTTGGAGAGTATTTAAGGATATGCTTAACAGAACAGTGTACAAACGTCTTGGAGATAATAATAAATATAGATTAGTACAAGACCTCAAACCATTTGATAAAGAAATTATAGTAGATAACCCAGATAGTATGTTTGTTCCAGATAAAACTACAAATACACCAGGCGTTATTTTCATTAATGGTGAGCGTATTGAGTATATGGTTAAGGATAGTAACAGTTTAACACAGTTACGTAGAGGTACATTTGGTACTGGAGTTAAAGATATGCACGAAACAGGTGATGAAATCTTTGATCAAGGTTTCCAACAAACTGTTCCTTACCAGGACAAAACACTAATTAACACGTATATTGGTGATGGAAGTTCAACAGAATACTCATTAGATTGGACACCTACTAAAGGTGTTGACGAATTTGAAGTGTTCGCAGGCGGTAAACGTCTACGAAAACGTGATATTGCAATGTTTGATGCAACAGTTGCTCAAGACAGTCCAGAAGGCGATATTACAGCACCAGCAGAATTTAGTGTTTCTGGCAATATATTAACACTAATAACAGCACCAGCGGATGGTGTTAGGGTAACAGTAGTCAGAAAAGTTGGTAAAACTTGGAATGATTCAGGAAAAACGTTAGGAAAGACAAAAAATGCAATAGCACAGTTCTTAAGAGCTGAAGAGGTTGACTTACCTAAATAAATACAATGTAGGAAACATAAATGACAGATAACATATTAGACAAAAACGGAGTGTTAGTGCAAGGTCACATTAAGATCTTTAACCCCGAAACAAAAGAAGTTTTCATTGATAAACGCAATGCAATTCACTATGAAAATATGAGTATTGCTTTGGCAGAATCTCTTGCAAATGCAGGACAAGGATTTGTGTACGAAATGGCGTTTGGGAATGGTGGTACAAGTGTTGATCCTACAGGCATTATTACTTACCTAACTCCAAATAGCACAGGTACAAACGCAAGTTTATATAATCAAACATACAAGAAAATTGTTGATGATCAAAGTGTAAACAACGTTGATCCTAATAGAAACAAAATTGAAACAAGGCACGTTAGTGGTACTAACTACACAGACATTATTGTACAGTGTTTGTTAGACTACGGTGAGCCAAATGGTCAAGAAGCAAACGATACAGCAACGGATACTGAAAATCAGTATGTGTTTGATGAGTTAGGATTAGTAAGTTATAGTCCAACAGGAACAGGTAGATTACTAACACACGTTGTTTTCCATCCTGTACAAAAATCATTAAACAGATTAATTCAAATTGATTATACTGTTAGAGTACAAAGTTTAACTGGTTTTAACGAGGGATAATAGATGGCATATACTATTAACTATACCGACATTACGAATAAGGGTAGTATTGCTATCGAGGATAACACCACCGATACTTCTACTACATTACAAATTCCAGGTAGATTTACAACAGACTACGGTGCGTTAATTGGACAAAACTTTTTACAACTATTAGAAAACTTTAGTAATAGTACAGCACCAGATAGACCAATTGAAGGCCAACTATGGTATGACACAGCAGTTGGTGTTAACATTCTTAAAATTTACGATGGTACTAACTGGATTGAAGCCGGCGGATTAAAGCGTGGCGACTCAGCACCAGACGTAGCAAATTCAGTAGCAGGTGACTTGTGGACAGACACAGACAACCAACAGTTATATTTGTTTACAGGTTCAGGTTGGATCTTAGTAGGACCAGAGTTCAGTGACGGATTAGCGGCAGGTGTTAGACCTACTACACTAACTGGTACTGACAATATTAATTACACAGCATTACAAGTTGAAATAGGCGGTAAGGTTGTTGCAATTTATTCAACAAGTGCATTTACTCCTAAAGCAACTATTCAAGGATTTCAAACAGTAAGTCCAGGATTTAATTTAAGTTCAGCAGACATTACAGGTGCAGGCGTAGGAAAATACTATGGTGTATCAGAGAAAGCAGAAAACTTAATTGTAGGCGCAACCACAGTAGCGGCATCAAACTTTTTAAGAGGTGACGTTGCAAGTATTTCAAATTCAAGTTTACAAATTAAAAATAACACAGGTGTTAGCATTGGTAGTGATGCTGTTGTTCAAATAGGTATTGAAGGACAGAATGCTATTATTTCAAATAATACATCAGGCGCTAACATTGACTTACGTATTAACAACGCAGGAAATTTACAACCTGTATTAAGAATTGATTCAACACAAAAAGTTGGTATTAACAACTTATCACCAGCAGAAGCATTAGACGTAACAGGTAATGCTATTGTTAGTAACAACCTTGTTATTAATGGAATTGCAGAAGCAGTTAACACTGGAACAGGCGCAATTACTACAACAGGTGGTATTGGTATTGCCAAGAGTGCAAGAATTGGAAACAGTTTAGAAGTAGGTGGTACAACTACATTAGGTGGTACAGTATTACCAGATTCTACAAACTCAGTTAATATTGGTAGCACAACATTAAAGTTTGCAGAAATTAATGCAAACACAGTAAAGGCTAACTTGGTTGGTAACGTAACTGGAACAGTTACAGGACGTTCAGGAAGTTCAGATAAACTTGCTTCAAGAACAACGTTCCAAGTTACAGGTGATGTAACAGCACCGCCAGTTATCTTTGACGGACAATATAGTGCGCCAGGCGAAACAACACTTGTTAAAAACTTTGACATTAGTATTAACAGTACATTCATTACAAATAAAACATCAGTTCCAACATCAAGATTTGATGACGAATTCCTTGTTAACAGAGTTAACGATGAAAACGGTAGTGGAACAGGTATTAAGAAACTATCAAGAAGTAACTTGTTTAGTGCTTTACCTGTTAACCCAATTGGAATGATTACACCATATGCGGGTAGTGCAACATCAGTCTTAGACTTGAACGGTTGGTTACTATGTGATGGTAGTGAAGTGTTTATTGTTGATTGGCCAGAACTACATGAAATTATTGGTACATCATTCAAAGCAAATCCTGCATTAGGTAAATTTGCTTTACCAGACTTACGTGGTAGATTTCCACTTGGTATGGACAACATGGCAACATCACAAGGACCAGCAAACAGAGTTACAGATGAAAACGCTGATACAATGGGTGGTACAGCAGGTGTTGAGAAGAAACCAATTGCAGTTGATGAACTACCAGAACACGAACATGATTTACGTGGACCAAGTGGTACACAATATTACGCAACAAGAGATGTACAAGGTACACCAGTAGATGGTGATGCTACAGTAGCAGATGCACCGCAAGGTACAGATGCAGGACAAAAGTTTCCATTCTCAGGAGGAGTGGTAAGCAATACAGCAGTCGGGCAAGACTTTAATGTAATGAATCCGTACTTGGCAATGAACTATCTAATTTATGCGGGGGCGAAATAATGGCGTATCAGATTAATAAAACAAACGGCGACTTACTTGTAAATTTAGTTGACGGACAATTAAACACACAAACAACTGATATTTCATTAGTTGGTAGAAACTATTCAGGCTTTGGCGAAAGCATTAACGAAAACTTTGTTAAGATGCTTGAAAACTTTACTAACACACAAGCACCAGCAAATCCACTTACAGGTCAATTATGGTATGACAGTGGCGAAGCAAGATTAAAATTATATGATGGCGCACAATTTAAAAGTGCAGGCGGTCCAATTGTAAGTCCTACACAACCACAAATGGTTACAGGCGATCTTTGGATTGACAATCAAAACAATAAGTTATATTTCTTTGACGGAACAGACTTAGTACTTGTTGGTCCTGACTTTGCAACATCAGAAGGAACATCAGGTTTTACAACTGAAACAGTTTTAGATACAACACAGTCAAACAGAACACTTGTTAACTTAAACGTTGGCGGACAAAAAGAAGCAATACTTTCAAATATTAGATTTACACCTAATGCGGCAAATCCTATTACAGGAATAGTTGGCGCAGTTGAAAAAGGTATTAATGTAATTGATGATGACTTTAAGTTTCACGGAACAGCAACTTCAGCAGATACAATTATTAACGCACAAGGCGTTAAGAAAAACGCATCACAGTTTATGCCTACTGATGCTAACGCAACTTCAAATGGTACTATTAGTACAATTAACAATGGTGGTATTACAGTAGGACCAGAAGATAATATTAACATTGGTATTGTTGCAAACCAAACAGTTATTGCAAACCAAGTTAGAGATAGAAATTTAGATATCCAAGTAAGAAAAGCAAGTGGTGCAACTTCAGCAATTAAAATTGATACTACAAATAGTTACGCAGGTATTTTCAAAGGAACACCTACAGCAACACTTGACGTTGGCGGCGATGTTAAAATTGACGGTAACTTAACTGTTAGTGGTGACACTTTTAGCACAGATGTTGAAAACTTAAGAATTAAAGATAAAAATATTGAACTTGCTATTACAAGTGATAGTACAGTATTACCAGATGCAGATGTTAATGATGCAGGTATTATTGTTAAAGCAACACCAGACGATAAAGAATTTATTTGGAAACTTGCAACAAACGCATTTACATCAAATGTATTTTTTGACTCAACAGCAGGTTATAAGATTAACGGTAACACAGTTATATCAGGTACAACATTAGGAACAATTACAAGTGCTCCACAAATGCAAACACTTGGAACACTTACATCATTAGATGTTGATAATGTTAGTGTTGACGGACAAAAAGTTTCAACAGGAGTAGGTAACCTACAACTTGAAGGAGCAACAGGTGTTATTGAAATACTTAACACTAATAAGATTTCAGGATTAGGTGAGCCAGTTGCAGGCACAGATGCGGCAACTAAAAATTATGTAGATACTGCTATTGACGGCGAAGGCGTTGCAATGGCACTTAACATTACAGGCTTAGGTTACAATGCAGGCGCAGGAGGCGGAGCGGCCTTTGGTGCTAAACTTGTTACACTACTTGAAGAGATTGTTCCAGCAAGTACAAAGGTAAACGGAACACAAGCAAAAATTCATGCAACTGATCAAACATCAGCAAGTGCTACACTAACAGCAAGTGCATTGAATACAGGATTAGATGAAACTACAGTAGCAGTTGATAAAACAGTTACAGTAGCAACAAGAACAGTTGCGTCTATTACTAAAGGTGTATTAACCATCTTAACATTAGATGCAGTTCATGGCTATGATGCAGGCCGTAATGTAACAATTACAGGTGCATTGGGAGTTACAGCGATTAATGGTACATATGCTATTAATAGGATTGTAAGTTCAACAGAAATAGAGATAAACTTAGATACAAGCAGTGAAGTTGGTACATATACAGCGGATAGTGCGAGTGTATCGAGGGTAACAGAAACAGGGCAGGAAAACGAGACCGTACTAAAAGATGTACAGTTTAGTGACGTAACAGGATCGGTTTCACTAACAGTTGACAGATACGTATTAACATGTACTGTAACTGGTGGTGCCTGGGTTTATACCAGCGGAGTAAGTTCTGCGGTATAACGATAAATACTAACAATGAAGGGGTAATATACTATGGCATACATTATTAACAAAACCGACGGTAGCCAGATTGCAGTAGTTGAAGACGGCACAGTCAATCAAACTACTGATCTTAAACTTGTTGGTAAAAACTACGCTGGATATGGCGAAATTCAGAACGAAAACTTCGTTCATTTGCTTGAGAACTTCTCAAGTGCGAATGCACCATCCAGAGCAATTAGCGGTCAACTTTGGTTTGACTCGGGAACGAGCAAATTAAAGTTCTATGACGGAACAAAATTTAGAACAACTGGTGGAGCAGAAGTAAGTGCAAGTCAACCATCAGGACTAACAGAAGGTGACTTTTGGTGGGATAACGCAAACAATCAGTTGTATGCGAACACTGGTGCAGGATTTGTACTAATTGGTCCACAGTCACAAGGTTCTACAGTTACATCATTTGTAACTGATTCAGTAACAGACATTGCAAATGTACAAAGAACAGTAATTAAAGGTACAATCAATGATGAAGTAGTAGTGGTATTAAGTGCCTCTGACTTTACAATCGACTCAACTGTCCCAAACAATGCCATAACAGGTTTCGATGTAGTTCATCAGGGTATGACTTTAAAGAATACTACTAATGCACAACAAGGTGTTACTTCAACAGCACACAGATTCTGGGGTACAGCAACTAACGCAGAGAAATTAGGCGGTAGAGCGGCAAGCGAATACGTTGTATCAGTTCCAGGAGCAGTAACTTCATTTGCTGAAGTTGTAAGATTTGCAGACGCAGGTTATACAGTTGGTGACTCAAATGACTTATCAGTTAAAATTGAAAACGGAAACCAAGCAGTTATTAGTAACGATGTTGGTACTGTAATTAGATTTAAAGTTGATAATGCATCAGCACAATCAACAGAACCAGTACAGTTTAAAGCAGAGGGTATTTTCCCAGGTGCTAATACAACTTTTGACATTGGTTCAAGTTCATTAAAATTTAGCAATATATGGGCAACGACATTTAACGGTACGGCAACAAGTGCAAACGCAATGGTTGTTGGATCAAACAATAGAACAGCAAGTACATCAGCAACTAACGATACAGTTGCAGTTAGAGATTCAAACGGTGACTTGTTTGCTAATAACTTCCAAGGTATTGCAAGTTCAGCAAAATATGCTGACTTGGCAGAGAAATACACAACAGACGATCAGTATCCAGTAGGAACTATTATGACAATAGGCACTGACGAAGGTAGTGAAGCAACTTGGTGTCCAATGACAGACATGCCAATTGGTGTTATTAGTACTAAGCCAGCATACTTAATGAATGCAGAAGCAGACGGACAAGCAGTTGCACTTAAAGGTAGAGTTCCAGTAAGAGTTATGGGACCTGTTAGCAAAGGCGACAAACTATACGTAGGTGCTAACGGTACTGCACAAAAAGCAGACGAAGGCGATTTAATTGGTATTGCTTTAGAATCAAACGATAGACACGAAGAAAAATTAGTAGAAACATTCTTGAAAGTATAGAATAGAGGAAGTAAGAAATGGCTATAATTACAGCGGCAAGATATAACTCATTACAATCGACAGTAGCAAACATAATGGGCAATGGTGCTGGACAGTTTGGATACGGACAAACTTTAGCAAGTTCGCAAGTTGCGGCAGATACTGTTATCGACTCAGGACATATGTCCACACTGTACACTGACTTAATTAATGCAAGAGTACACCAAGTAGGTAGTGTTCCTAATTCATTAGCGTCAATATCAGCAGGTGATGTTATTGAAGAAGATGCAACTGACACAGGTACTGCAAAAGGTATCTTACAATACGAAGACTTATCAACTCTAATTGAAACAAACAAAGACGTAATTTATACTGCTGATACTTCACAAAGCACAATTACAGCAAACAAAACAAACACATCAAGAACAACTGCATGGTCAGGTATAGTTGATCATACTGCAACAGTAACTTTTGCTAATGCAGATGCACGTAGACACTTTTTTAATGCAGGCGGTGAAATTAGATTTACTGCTGATTTAGATCCAGCGTCTTCAAATGGTAAGAACAACGACTGGAATTCATTGTTAGCAAACATGGGAACAGTTTTATTTAAATCAGAAAACTGTACATCAGTTGGAAGTTCACCAGGAACAGCATTTAACGTTGGTAACTTTGATTTAACTGCTACTGATCAACTTGTATTCCAAAAAGATGGTACAGGCGTTTATACTGAAAACGATTATAACATCAAAGCAAAAGAGTTAAATTCAACAACAATCCAATTTACTATTCAATTCAGAGATGATGACATTGGTGATGACACAAACAACGATGGTGCATTCAACCCACAAGATGAATCAGTAACAGGTACACTACAAAGTGTGGTTGGCGAAAGACTACCTACAGGGTCAAGAGTTTCTTTAACTTCCCCAACATTTAATACCACAAATACACTTTAATCTCTAATTACATAGTAAATATTACTATGGACGAGAAACTATCAAAAGCCTTAGAATTTGGAAACTATTCCGCGACTCTTAATAACCAAAGAAGAATGTTGAAAGAAAAGTTTGCTACAGAGTCAATGTATTTCTTTGCAGGCGGACAATTTACAATTAACAAAGAGTTGATTAACTATGTTTACACATTAAAGTCAACTGATCAAGATTCATCTGTGTTAATCGATGACACTGACACTCCTATCTTTATTGATGACATATCAGATTTCTACGATAATATTGCAGACAAATATTATGTTGCACTAAACAACTACCATAAAGACTACAGCAAACTTGAAACAAGTAGATCTGTAGATGGATTGGTTAATGAATAGTGGAGTACTTTTATTTGCATTCAATAATGAGCAAGTTGATTACGTATCGCAGGCTCGGTTCCTTGCAAAAAGAATTAAAAAGTACTTAAACTTACCTACCACACTTGTAACAGATGATGTAGAACGTGTTGTAAAATTTTACAACGGAAAACAAGTGTTTGACAAAATTATTTCATCATCTATAGAATACAAAAATCACAAAACATATCAAGACGGAAGTTTATCTAAAAAAGTATTAGAGTTTAAGAACTTTAATAGAAGTGATAGTTATGACCTAAGTCCTTATGATAGGACTCTTGTATTAGACACTGACTATATTGTAAGTAATAATTTACTTGCACAAGCAATGAAGTTACCACATGAACTAATGATGTACAAAGACAGTATGGATATCAGTGGTTGGCGTGATAAAAGTGAGTTTGAATTAATTAGTGAAACATCAATAGACTTTTGGTGGGCAACTTGTATTATATTTGACAAGTCAGAACGTAATAATGCTTTCTTTGATCTTGTAAAACACATAAAGAAAAATTACGAACACTATCGTAACCTATATCAAGTTACAACAACAGTATTTAGAAATGATATTGCATTTAGTATTGCAAATAACATCATGGGTTACACAAAAGAACTGCCGGGCAAAATGGTTTATAGCACAGGCAAAGATATATTACAAAAAATTCTTTTCGATGAATTAACTTTGCTTGTTGAAAAACAAGATCGTGTAGGAGAATATACACTAATAAAGTCAAAAGGTATAAATTTGCATGTAATGAATAAGTTTAGTTTAGGAAGGGTAATTGCTAATGTCTAATTTTACTTTCCTTGCACAAAATAGCGAACACAACTACATACGTCAAGCAGAATTGTTAGCATTGAGTATTAGAAAAACTAATCCAAACAGTAAAATTTGTTTAATTACTAATGATAATGTAGAGCGTAAAGAACTGTTCGATGACATTGTACCTATACCGTGGGAAGATAAAGCAGAAGAACACAAGTGGAAAGTACAAAACCGTTGGAAGATATACCATGCATGTCCATATGACAGTACATTTGTATTAGACACAGATATGTTAGTATGTCATGACTTATCTAATTGGTGGAATCTGATGCAGAACTACGAAGTATTTTATACAACTAATGTTACTGACTACAAGCAGTGTAAGTTACACACAAGATACTATAGAAAAATGTTTGAAGCAAACGACTTACCAGACATTTATGTTGCATTGCACTACTTTAAAAAGTCAGACTTTGCAAAAAAGTTTTATCATGCATTAGAACACACAATGAAACATTGGGAAGAGTGTTACGAAAAGTATGCACCCAAGCGTATGCAAAAAGTTGCCAGCGTAGATGTGTGTACAAGTATTGCTATCAAGATGTTAGGTGTAGAAAATAAAGTTACAAACAAGACGTTAGCGTTTCCAACTTTTGTACACATGAAACCGTATGCACAAACATGGAAAACACAAACAAAGAAATGGCAAGATCGTGTAAGTTGTTTTGTTAACAATGAAGCACAATTAAGAGTTGGTGGTCATTTACAAGATACAGTGTTTCATTACACTGAAAAAGATTTTACGGATAAGTTTTATGACAGATATGCATAAAGATGAAGTACAAACATATATAGAGTTTGATTCTAAGACAGGCAATGTCCTAACGATTACTTCGTACCCAACTAAACAGCATATTGAAGTAGATACAAAAGCAGTAGCAGGACTATTAGACGGCTCAGAAAACTTTTTACACTACAAAGTTCAATTTAATCCAACGTCAACTATGTATGAACTTGTTAACATACATGAAGAAGAACGTTTTGAATATAATGTTAACAATAGTATATACAAGATACCTAATAATATAGAAGCAGACATTAACATTATTAAAAACTACAAAACTAAAACATGGCAACTACAGTTTGGTACATTATTTGCCAAAACATTAGAGAAAAATACTGTAACATTACAAACAATCAAAAACTTTAGTGTTGTAGATAAAAACGATCCATATAAATTACATAGAACATTAAGATTTAACTTGTCAGATACAAATTTAGACTTGCAATTTGACCAAGATGATGCTATAATAACACAATACGACTTATATACTAATAAGTTGTTCAACAGTTATAGCACAGGAGTCGTAAATGATTAAAATCGCTGAACAAGATATCATCTTTTTAAGTTATGATGAGCCTAATGCTGAAGAAAACTGGGCAGACCTAAAACGCAAAGTACCTTGGGCAAAGCGTGTGCATGGAGTTGAAGGCTCAGATGCCGCACACAAAGCCTGTGCAGACTTATCCGAAACAAAACACTTTGTTACTGTAGATGGTGATACTATTATTAAGCCAGAGTTTTTAAATGTAGTAATAGACATAGACAAATTAGGTATAGACGATGACTATCAGTTTAGTTGGTGCGGTAAGATTGACGTCAACGGACTAATGTATGGTAACGGCAGTTTAAAAATGTGGACTAAAGAGTTTGTTAAGAATATGCAAACACATGAAAACACAGACGGTACTGATCAAACAAGCATTGAGTTTTGTTACTTTGACAACTACTATCAGTTAAATCAAAATTACAGTACAAGTATTATAAGTGCAACACCTCAACAAGCATGGAGAGCAGGTTTCCGTGAAGGTGTTAAGATGAGTTTAGATCAAGGCAAGATTATTAAAGACTTTAGTGAACTATGGTGGCAAAATTATCATAGATTACTGGTGTGGATGCAAGTAGGTGCAGATGTTCCTAATGGACTATGGAGCATTATGGGTGCAAGAGAAGGTTGTTATAAAACAATGCTTACTGATTGGGACCATACACAAACAAGAGACTTTGAATACTTAAACAAATACTGGAATGATTTGTATGACTCATTTAGTAAAGAACAATGTGAAGAAGAGATCTTTAATCTTGGAGAACATTTACAAAATGCATTTGATTTACCGATAAGTACACGAGCATTAGATCAAGAGCAAAGCAAGTTTTTTAAACTTGTTTACGTAAACGGAGATAGGGTGATTAGAAGAAAATGAAAATTAGATACTATCATAATATTAACGGATGGCGTTGGTTAGGATTTTTCCTTGCTATGGCGTCTGCGTTTATTTTAAGTGGCGGTGATCCAAGTTGGCAAGCCATAGGTTGGGTGGTTGCATGTTTTAGTTGTGCCATCTGGATTTATATGGGTTGGAAAGACGGGGATACACCAAGAGCATTAATGGAATTATTTTATTTGGTACTTGCCGTGCGTGGAATTTATAACTGGATTCAATGAGCGAAGTAGAACAAATTAAAAAAATAATGCCAGAGGCAGATAAAATCTCGCCTACATTCTGCTTGGCTAAATGGCACCATGTAACAATATATTTGCAAACAGGAGAAACACACAGTTGTTATCACCCTGCTCCGCACAAAATACCACTTGAAGGTTTAATTGACAATCCAAGTCAATTACATAATACTCCGCAAAAGAAACAAGAACGTAAACAAATGCTTGCCGGCGAGAAGCCAAGCGGTTGTCAATATTGTTGGAACATTGAATGTATGGGTAAAGACTACATCAGTGATAGGCATATCAAAACAACAAGTATATACACACCTAAACGTATCGAAGAGATAAAAAACAATCCGTGGGATTATGATATTAATCCTGAATACATTGAAGTAAACTTTAGTAATGAATGTAATTTTAAATGCGGATACTGTCACCCTAAATTTAGTAGTAGATACTTTAATGAAATTAAAAAAGAAGGTCCGTACACAGATGTATCAGCACACCGTAATGACATTGATTGGTTTGAACTTTATGAAGAAGAAACTAATCCATATGTAGAAGCATGGTGGAAGTGGTGGCCCGAAGTTAGTAAGACACTAAACATCTTACGTATTACTGGTGGCGAACCTTTAATGCACAAAAGTACTTGGCGTTTGTTTGATGAACTTGAAGCAAATCCTAAACCTCATATACAAATTGAAGTAAACAGTAACATGGGTGTTAAGGAATCTCTTGTACACAAACTTGTAGAACGTGTAAAAGAACTTAAAGCAAAGAACTGCATAAGAAGTTTCAAACTATACACAAGCATAGACACTTGGGGACCTAAAGCAGAATACACAAGACGTGGATTAGATATTGAACTATGGGAAAAGAATTTAGATTACTATCTAACTGAACTTGGTTATCCTGTAACGTTTATGATTACATTTAATTTGTTTGCTGTAACAAGTTTTGATTTGCTTCTTAAGAAAATACTTGAATGGCGTAAAAAATATACAAGAGCAAATGCAGGTATACAATGGCAAAATATTAGATTTGATACTCCGTACTTAAAAGAGCCAATACAGTTTGACATGAACATATTGCCTAAAGAACAGTTCATTCCGTACATGACAAGGCACCTACAGTACATCGGAGACAACGTTGATGACAGTGACCGCCATAAGTTTAGTTTGTTGGAGTATGAGCGTTTTAGACGTGTTGTAGACTATATGCGTACAACTAACTATGATGATAAGAAGTTAGCAATAGGACGTAAAACTTTTTACAATTGGTTTACGCAATATGACAAGCGTAGCAATAGCAACCTTGTTGAAACGTTTCCAGAACTTAAAGAATTTTATGATTCTTGTAAACCTTAGCCGCAAGTAATTGATTGTGTGTTAGCACATCGTCCATTTCAATAAGCATATCTTTACACTGCTCGATACTCATTAATTTTATACTATCTAACAAGTGACGTATCTTATTCATACGTTTGATATGGTCTTCTTCAGTATCATAACTTTCGTCCCAACTGAATGTTTTAAATCCTAACTCACGAATATATTCTAATGTGTAAGGCGGAGCAACGCAAACAAACGGGCGTTTGTGTATCATTGCATTAACAGTTTTTTCACTAAAATTTCCTGTTGGTTGATAGAAGCGTGTTTCGTTTGCAACTACACAAAAACTTTTTTCGTAGTATTTAGATAGTCCTGCTGGACCATTTAAGTTTCCTTCAGGCCATTTTTTATGTGCAGGATCTACACTTTGTAATTCTGTATCAATACTTAATGGAGGATTAGTAAACGCCCAACTATAATAACCTGGAGTGTCTTGTAGGTGTTCTACTATTAAGCGTCTGTGTAAACTGTAACGCCAATTAGGACAGATAAAGTGTTTGTCAATGTTGTTTTTAATTGTAAGCACACCGCCATTAAATTGATTGCGTAAAAATATATCAAAGCATTTAAGTTTAAACGGATAAGAGTCTATATGTTTGTTTACATTATAATCACAAGTGTAAACAGTAATCTCTACATCTTTTAGTTTTTCACTGAATACTAATATACTATCTAACTCATCAGCATAAAGTTTTTCACCACCTTTGAATTCACTAAAGAACTGTCTGTTATGCTTTTTACCAACTTCGTATAAACTTAACGGCTCGTACAAATATATGCTGAGTGTTTTAAGTTTCTTTGCCATCTTAGGAGTAAGAGGAAACTTATCAAAGTTTATTTTGTTTGTACCAGTAAAGATAATAAAAGGCTCTTCAGGAAACCAATGTTCAAATAGTTCATTAAACATCGTGCCTAACTTGGTAGACTTAACAGGTAAGTTACCCCAGAATATATCTTGTTTGAACATTACCAGTAGGTGCCAGTAATCTGTAAAGTGTATCTTGGATCAATACCAATGTTGCTGGCCGCATGTGGTACTTCAGGATGCCATAAAACAAACTCACCTGCTTTCCAATTCACAAGTGCAGTACCATCTACTTCAAAGTAGTGTCCTGGTTTCCAATCTTCTAAGAACACGATAGCACGTCTTACATCTTCGTGTTTCTGATTAAAAACTTTGCAATATGTATTATAATGATCAACATGGGTAGGCATAATATCTAATGTATCCATTTTATAAAATACAAAGCCACAGTTTTTTAAGTTTAATAATTGTGCAACTTGTTCAGCATAGTCAGGCATAGGATTACGACTGTCATACATTTTACCTGTTGTAGTTTCGTGTGTATAACCTTGCTCACGCCATGTATCAGACTCAGCACCTGTAATAGGTTGTCTAACGTAATTAAAATATTTGTATCCTTCGTCCCATAGTATAGGGCATTTACCTTTATTCCACATCTCTTTTTACATCCAATGTTACGCAGTGAAAACCACCGCCAAGTGTACGTTGATGTCGCATTGGTAACATAGCACATTCTATTCCGTGGTGCTCAAGAAGATGTCTTAGATCCTCTTGGTGTTCTTCTAATGCAACTAACTTTGTATTTACGCTAAACAAATTCATGTTGATCCATGTACTTGCATTACACCATTTAGGAAAGTGACCAATGTCTACAGGTTCAGGACACCATATAATATCCCAATTTCTAAATGGCTCAGGTAAATCTTCTCTTACTTTTATTCTACTTGGATTAACAAGTAATAAACCTTCACGCAAAAATGCAACAGTACTGTCAATGTGCATGTAACTATAAACATCTTGCAGTAGATTTACTTTAGCAGTAGAACCTAAAGCCCCTTGTAATAAGTTTGCACCTAACTTGTTTGCACTATTACTAACCAAGTATAGCAGTTGATCGTTTGCACGAATAATATTAGCGGCATCAAATGCAGGACTATATTCATTAAGTGCTAAAATATCTTTGTTGCCAATACAGTCTTTGTTGTATAATTGACTTTCATTGAAGCAACGTATTTCTTTAGGATTAGTTAAGTGATCTGCAAATGCTCTCCACTCACCCTTTCTTGCTCGTATAGGCATTGGTGTAGCAAGTGTTAGATCACCGTGTACAAATACACTATCTCTTGGACAATAATTATAGTAGTTACAATCTGTTTTCTCAGGACGTACAACTTCTACACTTTCTGCTTGTAAAAATTTTACAAATGTTTCTAAGTCTTCATTTGCTTCTTCAATAACCTTACTTGGATAAGGTCCTTTAATAATTTCTGTTTCGTCTAACTTATCAGCAAAGTTTACACAGCGTAAACTAATATCAATGTCATACGGGATCTTTGCATGATCTGCAACTCCAACTATTACTTTTCTAAGTTGACCCCATTCGTTTGTATTCATTTAAAAACTTTCATATCAGGCAAGTATGGGTAGTCATCGCTACTCCAAATTTTTTGTTCTTCTTCTTTTACTGTTTTTAACAAGTCAATACCTTGTGCCGCAGTTTCAGGAGTCATGTAATAATGATAACCTATGTATTGAATGTCTTGTTCGCCCCATGGCTTGTCGTCAGTCCTACCATCATGTGCCATTGCTTTCAAAATATCATAATCATTTTGTGTGCTACAAAGTATTGCACCACCTCGTCCAAGTCCTAACATTTTTTTATATTGGAAACTTAAACACTTAAAAGTATCTGGCAAATAACTACCACTTTTGAAACTAACAGCACCGTCAACAATTCTTGTGTTTCCTAATACATATTCTTCTTTCCAAGAAGCATCAACAAATTCCCACTTGATGTTTAACTTCATTAATGTAAATGGAATACTAATATATGTTCTTGCAGGTATCTTTACTTGGTCGGGTTGCAAGTAACGTAGGCAAAGTTCGATAGAATGAGTACAACTATCCGTTGCTACAGCAAATGGTGCATTGTAATAGTCTGCAATGCTTCTTTCAAACTCTTTGACGGTTTCAAACATACACATATTTATGTGCGTAGTTAATAAGTAATAGTGTGAGTGAAACTATTGATTTATGCAATTGGTCTGAAGATTGGAGCCTTAGCCGGTTCCAAAATCTGCACCGGTGCGGTTACAAGGAGATATCATGAAAATTGGATTTATTGGGGTAGGTAAATTGGGCATACCTTGTGCAGAGGAAATAGTTAAGAAAGGGCATACAGTTCAAGGCTATGACATTGGAAATTTTTATAGTGAATTGATTGAGCATAAAGAATCAGTGTGTGAAGCAGTAACTGGTGCAGATATTGTATTTGTTGCAGTGCCAACACCACACCACCCTGACTATGACGGCAGACGTCCAACAAGTAATCTTGAACCTAAAGACTTTGATTATAGTATTGTAAATGAAGTTCTTGAAGAAGCAGATATGTTTATGACAAAAGATCAACTGCTTGTTCTTATTAGTACAGTAATACCAGGTACAACACGTAGAGAATTTGTACCACGTGTTACGCATACACGTTTTGTATATAACCCATATTTAATTGCAATGGGTACTGTAGGTTGGGATATGATTAATCCAGAGATGGTAATGATAGGCACAGACGATGGTAGCGAAACAGGTGATGCAAAACAACTAAAAGAATTTTATGAAAGCATTATGGAAAATGATCCACGCTATGTTATAGGAACATATGACGAGTGCGAATGTATTAAAGTATTTTACAATACATTTATTTCAACTAAATTAAGTTTTGTTAATATGATTCAAGATGTTGCACAACGTCAAGGTAACATTAATGTTGATGTAGTAACAGATGCACTTGCACATTCAACACAACGTATTATGAGTCCAATGTACATGACAGCAGGTATGGGTGACGGAGGCAGTTGCCACCCAAGAGATAATATTGCATTACGTTACATGGCAAAAGAATTAGATTTAAAATATGATATCTTTGATAGCATTATGACAGCAAGAGAAGTACAAGCAAAGAACCTTGCAATGTTTGTTATTGAAACACAAAAGAAATATGGCGGCGGTATCTTTCTAAATGGTATTTCATATAAACCAGGAGTACCATATGTTGATGGAAGTTATGCGTTACTTGTAGATCATTATATAAGAGAAGCAGGAAAAACAACTATTGCTATCGATCCACTTGCAAGTGAAATGCCAAGTCATGAAGCAAAACTTGGCGGCATAGTTTTACTTGCTCACCCAACCCCATACTTAGATTACGCTGAGGATACTGTGTTTATTGATCCTTGGAGAACAATGAAAAAGAATTCTAAGTATCTTATCATACAATACGGAAACACAAGATAATGTATTACAGTAAAGACCATCCTCTGTTATATTTCCCTGGCAAGGCTGGTAAGAGTCTGCATTGGTATTGTGGTGATGATAAAGAAAATTATAAACAGCATAACAAAGAAGGTTGGCACTATCATAATACTGCTGACAAGTTAGAATATAACTTTAACAGCCTTGGATATCGCACAAAAGAATTAACGGGTCTTAATCACGATTATATTTTAGTGTTCGGGTGCAGTTATACTGAAGGTGTAGGTTTATACGAAGAAGAAATATGGTGTAATAAAATTGCACAAATGTACGGTTTAGACGTAATAAACTTAGCCAAAGCAGGCACAGGACCTGATATTATTGCGTTAAACACACATTTATTCGTGAAGAACAAAATAGTACTTCCTAAATGCGTCTTAATTCAATGGCCACACTCGTCAAGAAAGAGTTTTGCATACATAGAGAAAACACTTTTTCATGGTTCGCAGATACGATTAGAAGATAGAAACATTAACTTTACTCCAGACGGAACTGAACAAGAATATGAAATGATGGATTCAAATTGGTATCACAAACGTTGGGCTCACGAACAAGGACAAATGAATTATGAGAATTTGTATCATTTAAACAGTGTAAACAATATATGGAACGCACTTGGGGTGCCTGTACATAATTGGACATTCCAAGCAGACTTTAAAACAAGGTTTGACAAAGACATGGTACAAACAGTAAAAACAAAAATGACAGGTCGTGCAAGAGATATGGCACATGACGGATATGACATACACGATCAAGTTGTTGAACAAATAAAGGATAATGTAAAATGTATGATATAGTCTTCATAAGTTACGGCGAACCAAACGCTGATGAAAACTGGAAACACATCAAGCAAATGTTTCCTATGGCAAAGCGTGTAAAAGATGTTAAAGGTTTACACCAAGCACACATTGCCGCGGCTAAAAAATGTTTTACAAAAATGTTCTGGGTTATTGATGCTGATGCAGAGTTAATGCCAGACTTTGATTTTAATTTTGAGGTTTCCGAGTGGGATTTAGAAACAGTTCATGTCTGGCGAAGTATAAATCCAATTAATGACTTGGAATACGGGTATGGAGGTGTTAAGTTACTACCACGGTCACTCACACTGAACATGGACACTTCCATGCCCGACATGACTACAAGTATTAGTGATAAGTTCAAAGCAATGCCAGAGATAAGTTGCGTAACAGGATTTAACACTGATGCTTTGAGTACTTGGCGTGGAGCATTTAGAGAATGTGCAAAATTAGCAAGTAAAACTATTCCAGGACAAGTAGATGAAGAAACAGAGAAGCGTTTAGAAACATGGCTTACTGTTGGTGCTGACAGACAGTACGGAAAGATTGCAATGCACGGAGCGGCGTGTGGTAAGCAATTTGGAGAACACTACAGAGGCAACGTAGAAGCACTTGCAATGTTAAATGATTTTGATTATTTGGAAGAGGAGTTTAATGAACACAAAGATTCCTTTTAAAGACATTGTCAGTCTTGGACAGAAAACAATGTTGGATACTAATCTATTCAGCGTTAGTTGGATCCTTGGTAGGTTTTGTAATTATAAGTGTAGTTACTGTTGGCCTTATGCTAACACCGACAAGCCAGACTATCAAGAATTAGAAGTTTATAAAACATCTATTGATGAAATCAAGAAACAAGCAAAAGCAAATGGCTTTGACAAATTTCATTTTAGTTTTAGTGGTGGTGAGCCTACAGCATATAAAGGCTTTTTAGATTTAGTTAATCACTATGAAGATTATGAAAGCGAATATCTAAGCATACACATGACAAGTAATTGTAGTCCAGCAAAGAAATGGTGGAAAAAGTTTTTAGATGTTACAAATGTTATGGACAGAAGAAGTATTACAGCAAGTTTTCATGCAGAATTTGCAAATGAACAAGAATTCGGAGATAAACTTTTATATCTCCAAGACGAAGGTGTACTTGTAACTATTAATCAAGTTATGGTACCAGAATTATGGGAGGAATATTATGCCAGAAGTAAACGTTTTATTGAAAGGGGTTTACACGTTACTCTTAAGCCTCAGTCTGATCCTACCGCTTCTTTTGTGGTTGATGGTTATACCGAGGAACAAAAAGAAGTATTGCGTACCGAAAGCGAACAAGCAGTTCATCAAATGTCGCTCACGGATGCTAATGGAGTAGAATACAGTATTGACCAAGCAGAAAGATTAAATGCTTTTGGTTTTAATAAATTTAAAGGTTGGGAATGTAATAGTGGGTACCAAAGTTGTATAATTAGAAACAACGAAGTTAAACGTAGTTACAGTTGCCACGATCAACCTTTAGGAACGTTACAAGATGGATTTAGATTGTTTGATAAACCAATGCCTTGTATTACACCAACGTGTGTAAGCAGTGCAGATAGCAAAATACCAAAGAGGAAATTATGAACGTAGGAATAGCAGGATACGGTTACGTAGGCAAAGCCATTGCTGAGTGTATGAAAAACAAAAATACAGTTTTAATCAGCGATCATAAGTTTGGCCATTACGATGACTTACGAAATGCACAAGCAATTATTGTTTGTGTAAGTACGCCACGACGACCTGATGGAAGTTGTGACATGAATAATGTATTTGAAGTTATTCAGGAAGCACCAGATGTCCCTATTTTAATTAAGAGTACAATAAGTCTTGAAGGTTGGCGTATGCTACGAGATACATTCCCTGAAAAGCAGTTAACATTCAGTCCAGAGTTCTTACGTGCCGAAACAGCAGTAATAGACTTTGCAAATACAAAGACTGTGTTGTTAGGTGGCGACAGTACACACTTCTGGGCAGGCTTTTTTGTAGAACTTCTTGGAACTATAACGGTAAAGCCAGCAGATCCGGAAGAATTAATATTAGCCAAGTATGCACGTAACAGTTTCCTTGCATTAAAGGTATCGTTCTTTAATCAATTAGAGGATCTTTGTAAGAGTGCAGGAGTTAGTTCCGAACAAGTACGAAAATTTGTTGCAGAGGATGAACGCATAGGACATAGCCATTCAAATGTAACAGAAAAGCGTGGCTTTGGCGGCCATTGCTTTCCTAAAGATGTAGATGCACTAATACATCAAGCACAAGGGTACAATGCTGAATTTACATTGCTTCAAGAAGCAGTTAAATATAATAAGAAGATTAGAAATGAAAATTGATATTCAAGATATTAAGTTCTGGATGGACGCAATTCGCAATAGCGAAGATAGAGATCGTACATTAGAAACTTTTTGGGGCGGTCAAATACAATCTAAGTTATGGTTGATTGATACTATCTCAGAAAAGAACAAATTAATACGCAATGCTGAAATAGTTATACACGGAGGCTGGAACGGATTACTGGCAAGTATGCTATTCAACAGCGAAATAGGTATTAAAAAAATTATAAGTGTTGATGTTGATCCTGTATGCAAGGAAATTGCAACTACAGTAAACAAGAGATACGAAATGGAAGGTAAGTTTGAAGCAGTAACTTGTGATATGGTAGATTACAAATATGAAACAGAGCCATATATTGTTATCAACACAAGTTGCGAACACATTACTCATAAAAAATACAAACAATGGTTAGACAATGTACCAGAAGCCGCACAGGTTATTGTACAAAGCAACGATTACTACGAATTAGAAGAGCATGTTAATTGCTATGAAAGTTTAGATCAGTTTGCAAGGAAAAGTTTGTTAGAAATAGAAGTAAAAGATGAGATTCAATTACCTAAGTACAAACGATTTATGGTTATAGGGAAAAAGAAATGATACATAGACTTACACAATACGGTCAACATATCGAATTAGACGTAACAACTGATCCAGAAATGTTAATTGCTTGGGCTAATGACTTTGAATGGAAAAAATATAATCCACGTAAAGATGTTAATCGTTGGGGATTAAGTGTTACAAGTTCAGACGGTACATTCAACGGTATTGATTTAGATAGTTTGTACGAGTACAATAAAGAAAACAAAACATCATACAATGAAAAAGACTTTAACGTAGCAACTCCTGTACTAAACAAACAAATACATGATATACTTTTACCTTGGGACAAAGATTATTATAGAACACACTTTTTAAAGTTTGGTCCAGGTGGATTCTTTCCTCCACATAGAGATTGGAATTATCATTCTGGTAAAGCAGATAGTTTTAGATTGATTATGCCTTTGCGTAATGTTAATCCACCGTACTTTAATTTTGTATTAGAAGATAAAACACTACATTGGGAACCAGGTAGACTTTATTTTATAGATACGTTAAAAATGCACTATCTATTCAACAGTAGTTTCAATGATAGTTATTGGTTAGTTGTAAATGTTGATTTGAATCCAGATACTATTCAAAGCACACTTGAAAGGATGAATCAGAAGTAATGTATAATTACCAAGACATAACGTCAATTCATTTAGAAGTTACTTCTAAGTGTCAAGCACGTTGTCCAATGTGTCCACGTAGATTACATGGCGGTCCATTACTTCAAGGTTTAGACTTAGAAGAAATAGATTTAGGAACTTTTGTTATTTGGTTTCCAAGAGATTTTGTACGTCAGTTAAAGTTTCTTAATATGTGTGGTAACTTAGGCGATCCTATTGTTGCTAAAGATACATTAGAAATTTTTAGATACTTGCGTGAAACAAATCCTGAAATGACTTTGCAAATGCACACTAACGGAAGTGGTAGAAATAAAGAGTGGTGGCAACAACTTGCAAAATTAAAAGTTAAAGTTGTATTTGGTATTGACGGATTGCCTGACACACATTCATTATATAGAATTAACACTAATTGGGAAAAGATTATTAATAATGCAAGTGCATTTATACATGTCGGCGGCGATGCACGTTGGGATATGTTAGTGTTTGCACACAACGAACATCAAGTTGATGATTGTGAAAAAATGAGTAAACAATTAGGATTCAAAGGATTTAGTATTAAGCACACTACAAGATTTAAAGATGGTAAGTTTGATGTACTTGATGACAACTACAATATCACACATACCTTATTGCCGTCAAGTAAAAGTCTTGAAATGATCGAACCTGCAAAACAGGCAATGCAAGATGTACTACCTACAATTACTTGTAAAGCAAAACAAGATAATCAAATGTATATTAGTGCAAATGGCAACGTTAGTCCTTGCTGTTGGTTAGACTTAGATTGGATACCACAGCACTCTCCACAACGTATAGACTATATGATAAAGATAGGCAAGTTTCCTAACTTACATAAACAGTCTTTGAAAGAAATATTTGACAGTAACTTCTTTAACAAAATTAGTAGTTGCTGGACTTCAACTGGTATAAAAGAATGTTCCAAACAATGCGGAAAGTTTGATAAACTAAATGCACAGTTTGAAAGGAAAGAACATGTCTAAAACATTTTGTCCTTTGCCGTGGATACATTTAGCAACACGACCTAACGGTGACGTTAGAGTTTGTTGTACTGCTAATGCGTCAGGTGCAGGTATAGAAGATGATAAGACAGCAGGACTTGTTAAGAAAGATGGCATTGCTATGAATATGCGAGACCATACTATTGAAGAAGTATGGAACAGTGAACATATGCGTAGAACAAGATTGCAAATGCTAAACAACGAAATACCAGAAAGTTGTCGTAAGTGCTTTGCAGAAGAAAGCAAGGGTATTGTTAGTAAGCGCCAATGGGAAACAGAAGTATGGAAGAACAGACTTGACCTTGATAGTATTGTAGAGAAAACAGATGCTCAAGGTAATCTACCTGTAAACATTCCTTACTTTGATTTACGTTTAGGTAATGTATGTCAACTTAAAT